GTCTCGTCGAGCTTCAGCGACCTGAACTCACTGTGCCGCGAATCGGAAGCTGTCCGATCGGCGGTGTCAAGTTCCGCCGAGACGCCATTGAAGGTCTCGACGTACTTCTTGTAGAGTTCAGTGTGAGCGTCCTTGGTCTTCTGCGACACTAGTTCGCTGACCTGCTTGTAGGGCTTCGGCTCGGCCACGAAGGCCTCGTCGAGCTTGGCAATGGCCGGGCGACCCTTGCGGATGCTGGCCTTGACGATGGAATCCACGTCAATGCCCGCCAACGGGTTCTTCTTGTCAGTCGAGCTCATATTCAGCCTCCAGCGTCTCCTTGTCGACGAGGAAATCTTCGCCTTCCGGCGTCCTCAAGATGATGTCACGGGGTCCGACGGACGACACAGTGTAGCGGATGCCGCTGTTCCTGTGCATCACCTTCAACTCCGGCGCCAGGATGGGCTTTTCGCCGTCCTTGTTCACCTTGGAGCTAAAAGCAAGGTCCACCGTCTCCTGGAGCGCTGAGACCTTTTTGCCCCACTCCTCTCGCATGATGCGAATGACGTCTTCCTGTTGCAGTTCCCTCATCGCGACCTGGCGATAAGTATGGCCTCCCCGACGCTTAGCACCTCAATCCCGACCGATCGTAGGAGGTCGAGTCCTGATGGATCGCGGTACGGGATGTCGTAGACCACCCTCGCGATCTCGGCGTTGATGATCAGCTTGGCACAGTCCCGGCACGGGCTGTGGGTCACGTACATGTGCTTCTTCTTGCCAAAGTTGAAGTCGCACTTGACCAGTGCGTTGATCTCGGCGTGGATGAACCCGCTCTTGCCGGGTTCTGTGGACTCGTGCAGGTGCGGCCCTCCCTTGTAGTTGCCGTTGTAGCCCACCGACAGCATCTGCGTGTTGTCAGCGCTGACGATGATGGCACCCACCTTGAGGCGAGGATCGTACGACCGTTCGGCCATCGTCTTGGCGACCTGCATCCAAGTTTCAGGCCACGTCGGACGTTCAGGAACGATTCCCATCGGCTCAGTCTTTGCAACGCTCATGCAGCCCTCTTCAGCATCAGTTCGTGGAGTCGCGATACGAATTTGACCCGGGCCACCTCAGGTGTCCAGGGCTTGATGTGGAACTCAAGCGGTTCGGCCTCTGTGGCCCACCCGCGGCCCTCAGTCATTGTCAGGTCCCGGGCTTCAGTAGCCAATACCTTCTTGTCCGCCAACTTTACTGAGGGCGGCTCGTCGTGGCTCAGGCCGAACTTGTCACAGATGACGTCCATCAGACCCTTCTCGGCGACTCGGTAGAAGTCGAACTCCGGACACTTCTTCAGGGGCGATGGTACGTCGATCAAGTACGCCTCGCTGGCGTCGTGCAGCAGACCCCACAAGGCATCTTGTGGATCGCAGACGAGAGACACCAAGACGCAGTGCTGCGCCACCGAGTAGAAGCTGGTGGCGTGGCCCGCAAACCGTGACAGGTTCGACAGCGCGTGGATGATGTCGTTGATGTCGATTTCCTCAAGACGAGGATCGAGCGGGTAGAAGCGCTTGCCCGTGTAGGTGCAGATCCACCCTCCCTTGCGTTCTTCAGTGTTCACCATGCAGTTCGCAGAATCGTACCGTCTCCCGCCGGGCAAGTTCATTTCCCAGCGCGGATCCAGTGAAGCCTTCTGCGAGCAGTTGATCTCCGGTCGTGATCGGTGAGTAGTTGAGGAACGTGTTCAGCATCCGCGACTCAGGCAGCCCGCGCTCGCGAGCGTACTCGATCAGATCTTCTGACATCAGGTGTGACGTTCCGTATGAGCGCCACAGCCGGTACGCATTGAAAGGGGTGATGTCGCGGAATCGCAGCAGGAACGTCACCTGGGCGACTTCAGCGGCGCTGTACTTCAGCTGGTTGAGTCGCTTGGCAACGTGTTCCGGTGCATTGAGGTCCAGCAGTATCGCCAAGGCGACAGCGACATTGCACGTCTCGACGCTGGAGCTGGACACCAGGGTATCGGGCACGGGCGTCACTGCGAGGCCCGGCAGCACCCTCGGCCACATCTTCAACTGGTCCAACAGCGTGATCAGCCGGCGGGGCTTCTTGGCGGATTGGATCGCCTTCACCATCTCATCGCGGACTCGCTCGAACGACACGCCGTCGAGGTTGTTGTCCTTTTCGATCGACTCCAACGTCCTCGACTCGAGGGTGAAGCCCAACTTGGACGCAAAGCGAATCGCTCGCAGCACCCGCAACCGGTCCTCACGGAACCTGTCCTCGGGTAGGCCCACCGTTCTGATGATGTGGTCGTTGAGGTCGTCGAAACCGCCAACCAGGTCAACGATCTCGGCCTTGTTGATGTCGTAGAACAGCGCGTTGATCGTCAGGTCCCGGCGCTTGACGTCTTCCTCGATGGTGGTGAAGACGACGGAATCGGGTCGTCGGCCTTCGCCGATGTCCTGGCGAAAGGTCGCGATCTCGTACTCGTAGTCGCCTCCATCCAGGCGGGCGCGAACGACTCCGAAGGCCTTGCCGACTTCCAACACTCGCCAGGCAAGGATGGGCCGCAGCAGCTCGATGACTTCGTCAGGCGTGGCGTCCGTCGCCACGTCGAAGTCCTTGGGCGTTTTGCCCAGCACCGCATCGCGTACTGCGCCGCCGACGACGTAGAGTTGCTTGCCTGTCTGGTGGAAGACGTGAGCGAGGCCACACAGGTCCTCAGGCAAGACCATCTGAAATGGGATACGCATCACGGGTACCCGAATTCTTCCTCTTCGTAGTGTTCGACCTTGTACCACACCGTCCACTCGGGCTTCTTGCCCTTGACGGGAGGCAGGGTTTCGGCCTCGAGGTTCGAGTTGTACGCATCACGTCCAGTGTCGAGCCCGACGATGAAAGCACTCGCTTCGTCCTCGGAGTCAAATGCTAGACGTTCGTATCCTTCGCGCTTGTATTGCGCAATGAGCGACCGACGCTCCGCACCGGGGTTTTGCTTCTTGCGTGCCATGTCGCCAACCTACGGCAGGCGGAGTGTGATCTTCAATCGATCACGCGGCCAACAAGTCTCAGCGCAGTGCCGCTGGTGAGCGGGGTCATTGCCCGAGCAGTGCCCAATGCAAGTGATGCCCAACAGGATTCGCTCCAGAAGGTTGGGACCGCGAGCATCAATCGCTATGGATGCGGGGTCGATTGTCGATGGCGAGGTGGTGTTGGAAGCAGCGAGGCTCATAGAGTTCAGCACCGCCAACTTGAATCTCTTCACCGTCCACCTGCTTCTTGTGGGTGTAGAACGCATCACGGCCACAGACGGTGCAGACAGCGCTGCACTTCTCGACGTGTGTCGCCCAAGGCAGCATCTTCTCCACCTCGTGGAACGGCTTGCCCGTGGCTGAGATGTCCAACGTCGACACGACGACGCTGATGCCCAATTTGTAGATCCAGACGAGCACCTCAGTGATACCCGGGATCATGAACGCTTCATCGACGGCAATGACGTCAGGCGCCCCGTCGTCGCCCGACAGCGCCTGCAGGATGTCAGCGCCCTTCTTGACGGTGATGGCAGCAGCCTTCCAACCGCTGTGCGACACCACACTGTCGGCACCGTAGCGGTCGTCGATGTCAGGTTTGAAGACGACCACCTTCTTGTGCTGGTACTTGTACCGTTCGAGCGCCGACAGTAGGCGCGTCGTTTTTGATGAGAACATCGGTCCCACAAAGACCGTGAACGTCGGGTTGTTCATCGTTTGCGCTTCCCCTGTTGTACAGTACTCACCGATTCGAGCTTGAGCACCGTAAACGGGGGACGAACGCCCGCACTATGGGCGACAGCCGCCTCGAGTGCGGTGCGAATGCGCAGCTCTGGATCTTTCCACGATTGCGAAGCGTACATCGCTCCCAACGCAATGTTGGCGCCGCAGCCGACGGCGGCGTAGCCCTCACCAGGCTTGCCGACCTGGAAGTCGCCCTCAATCACGTAGAGGTGTCCGCGGTAGCCCAAGAGGAAAGTGCCGCCCTCCTCCTGTTCATTCTCCTTCTTGATGAAGCCTTTCTCTCGGTAGCACAACCTGATGGCGTCGACGAAGTCAGTCACCAGGTACGCCATGTCTTCCTTCTTGTTCGACTGCTCGGGCACCGTGAAGGCGTACCGCAGCAGCTGTCCCATCCGGAACGACGACGTGAAGCCCATCAGGACTTCATCATTGAAGAAGACCTTCTCATCGCTGCGGGTACAGATGTCGTACTCCGCAACACCGGCGCTGTCGCCACCGATGTAGACTATTCCCTCGTGTTCAAGTCCGACGATGCAGGTCATGTTACCTCCGAGCTTTGACCTCGATGACATCGAACGGTGGCGCGACGCCCGCGTTGTTCTCTGCCGACACCTTCAACGCTTCGAGCAAGCGAGCTCGCGGTTTTCCTTTCGTCGACCGCAGCGAGCCCAAAGCGGGTTCAGCGCCACTGCCCACTGAGGCGAAGGGAACGCTGGCCTCGACGAGCTGGAAGTTGCCTTGGACTTCGAACAAGCGTCCCTGGAAGCCGATCAGCAACGCGCCGTGGAAGTAGTGCTGACCGTTGTGTTCCTCGGTGCACTCAAGCTTTTTCAGTCCGTCCCGGACCGCCGGGATCACCGACGTCACCAGGTACGCCTTCGTGTCCTCGCCCGAGTAAGGCGGCATCTCGATGGCGTGTTGAATGGCGTCCATCACCTTGGGTAGTCCACAGACGCCGAAGCCGATGCCGCTCTTCTCGAAGACCTTCGGCTCCTTGATCAGCGTGCGATTGAGGCCGCCGTCAGTTGCCGCTCGGTCGCCGCCGAGCCACACCGAGTTTCCTTGTGCCAGACCAACGATGCATGTCATGAACGTTACTCCTTGCTGTAGGGGGAAGTGGGATAGAGCTCACGGTACTGCGACTTGGGAATCGACAGCTCACCCGTCTTGCCGAAGTGATCGACCAGGTAGAAGTGACGCTCATAGACGTGGAGGCTGCCTGCCGACCAGTACAGGTTGCCCACAGGTTGCTCCAGGTCACGCGCCAACCGCGTCAGCACTGTCTGTTGCCAAGCCCGGTCGTTCTTGTAGCCGAGGATGGCGTCGTTGCTCCGCATCTGGACGCAGGCATGGACAGCGCCATCGCGGACGAGGTATTGCACTGCGTTGGTGCACATGAAGTCACTGCGGCCGCCCCTATTGTAGTCCTCCCACATCGACGGACGGGTGTAGATGACCACTGCCCTCCGGCTCTCCGGATTTTTCTTGAGCTCGGCCAGCACCTTCGAGTACTGGTTCCCGTTCTCCGGGCTGTAGGTCGTCCAACCGTAGTTGCTATTGACCTCGCCCGTCGTCTTGTCAGCGACTGCCTTCCACACGGTGGGAGCGCCACCGGGAATGTCGTTGACGTTCAGCGACTGTGAGTCGTACCACTGCTCTTCGCGGTGAATGTAGTCCCAGTCCACCTTACCGAAGAGCGCGTCATCCGACGCAATGAGATTGGCACCGACGATCTCGATCGTCCGACTACCCACCAAGGACGTCATCGACGCCTCGCGGTTGACGCTGGTGAACTTGCCCTCGCGGAGCAACCGTGCGAACTCGAGCCTGATGTCCTGTGTGGTGTTGTTTCTCATTCTGTCATCTCCAACAGTTCTCGTACTTCCTCAGGCAGCTCTTTTACAGCGTCAATCAGCTTTTGAGCTGCGCGCTCGTGTTCGGACAGCGGCGCTCGCCCGCCATTGTGCTCGGGTCGTATGGAATTCCGCTCATAGCGAGACGCTGCGGCGGCGATCTTCAACAGCTTGCTGCGCAACATCTTCAGATCCGTAGTCCGAGCGACGTGAACTCGGGCGTGTTCTCGACCCACTCGATGGTCCGCTCCAGGCCGTCCCAGAACTTGACCAACGGCTTGTACCCGAGAACCTTCTTCGCCTTGTTGACGTTGGCCTGCGTGTGCATCACATCTCCCGGTCGCCATGGTGCATCCACCTTCGTTGCTCCCGGGTACCGCTTCATCAAGTACTCGAGGATTTCATTGTTGGTCGTCCTGTCGCCGCACGCCACGTTGAAGCACTCGGCCTTCAGAGGTTCCGGGTGCCGGGCCGCACGGATGCAGGCATCGACGACATTGTCGACGTAGCACATGTCGCGGCTCTGGGTGCCGTCGCCGTCGGACCGCATGGGCTTTCCCTTCTTGATCGCCGACAGCCACGCCGACACCGCGGTGGCGTAGGGTGAATCACCGAGCTGGTTGGGTCCGAAGACGTTGAAGAATCGCATGCAGGCCGAGTCGAGGCCGTACAACTCATAGAACATCTTCAGGTAGTCCTCGCCCTGGGCCTTCTGGAGGGCGTAAGGCGAGCGAGGATTGCGCTCGAAGGTCTCCGGGGTGGGCAGCTTGTCAGCGCCACCATAGACCGACGAGGACGAGGCGAACACGATGCGGCCGACGTTGCCTCGGGCTGAATCCAGCATCCTGACGGTGCGACAGACGTTGACGAGGTGGGTGTCGAACGGCTTCTCGACAGAGTAGCTGACCCGTGGCAGTGCCGCCAGGTGGTAGATCACCTCGTAGTTGCCGTCGTGGATTCGCTGCAGCGACGCCGGACTGGCGAAGTCTTCAACTCGACAGTTCTGTCCCTTGGGGACGAACTGCAGGTGTCCGTTGGACAAGTCGTCCACAACGTCGACTCGATCTCCTTCGGCAAGGAGACGACCGACCAAATTCGATCCGATGAAACCGGCTCCGCCGGTGACAAGAACTCGCATGGAGCGATTGTACGCCCCACGTTGTCAAGAGTTCAGCGGCCTTCCTCAACACCGACCCAGACACGCATCTTGCCCGGACCCACGTTCTCGAAGTCCACATAAATGTTCTTGCGAATGCCTGAATCGACGTCATGGACCTTCGCCGTGACGCCTGCGTCTTCACCGCCGACGTTGTGCTCCTTGACGTCAATGCAGCCCAGCTCCGTCAGAATCTTGGCGACCTGCTCGGACGCAAAGGCCATCATCCCATTGACGTCCTTGACCTTCGGATCAGAAATGTCCAGCGCCGGATTCGAGCTGGCATTGCCGGAGACCTTGCCCATTCGGGTCTTGGTCGTCTTGGACTCGCTCTTCATGATCGCCGCGAGCTTCGACATGATGTCCTGCGCGTTGATGTCGCCTGACACCCGCTTCAGCGGACCCTTGTCGGCGCGCTTCATCTTGGCACCGCTCAAGATCTTCTCGACCCGGCCCGCCAAGTCACCAGCGTCGAAGCGTCCGCCGGCCTTTCGACCCGGAGCGTAGTTCCATGCATTCGTGTACTCGCCGACAGCGTCAACGATCGCATCGTGAGCGTAGTAGATGAAGGTGTCCCACAGTTCAGCGGGGTCCTTGATGTCGCGCAGCTCGTACGAGTAGTTGTTCCAGCCGCTGCCCAACGCGGAGGCTACGCCACCACCCTCGTAGCCAACGTCGAGGATTTCATCAACGAAGTCCTCAGGAGCGCCAGCCTGTTTGGCCGCGGCGCCGATCGCCTTGCGGAACTCCTCAAACGTCTTCGGAGCTGACTTTCCTGCCCCTTCTGCTTCGTCGAGGGCTTGTTCGATCTCTTCCTTGATCAGTTTCCGAAGGTCCGACAGTTTCATGCGCGTCTCCCTGACCAGTAATTATTCCGTCTGGCGGTGGGAACTTGTAGGAGAGCCCGCACCGAGTGCAGTGGTACCCCTTGAACTGCCAACCGTAGTACTGGCGACCGCCCGGGCCGATTGGGACGAAGCGCGAGTCCACTCCTGGACGTAGACCGTGGACATACTCACCCTCGACCTTGCCGCGGCAGACGACGCACGTCCCAGTCTTTGACTTGGGAGGCTCGTTGCGTTTGCGCTCCTCGTCCTCGCGAGCCTTCTTGGCTCGCTCCAAGGCTTCATTGCGCCACTTCTCCTTCTCTTCAGGAGTCATCTTCTTCAACGCTTCTGCAAGACCCTCCAGCGGCGACTTCTTTTCCTTTTCGGGCCAGAAACGCTTCTTAGCCTCGGGGTTGCACTGAGGACAGTCCTTGTCACCGCAGTAACAGCTCACGTTTCATCGTAACTCACAGAACGCAAGTGTACTCACGTAAAAAAGCCCCCGGAGCTTTCGCCCCGGGGGCACCCGGTCACAGAGGAGGTTCTGCTACCGTTCGCGGTTGTAGGTGCCTCCGATGAACCGACGATGAACGCCTTCGAGCATTGCACCGACCTGGAGGCTGTTGGTGTGATTGAACTCGCCGAAGCGGCTCTGGGAACCGAATTGCTTGCCGCTGCGATACGTGCCAAGCACGTTCTCGATGCGGTCTTGCCCTTCGGCCATGATGGCCGCAGTGACCTTCGTCACCAACTCGACGCCCGCTTGAGGGAACTCCTCCTGCAAGTACGAACGGATGGTGTTCTCGTCCCACTTCTTCAGATTCTGGCTCATGGTGAACCTCCTTATGAGGCGCACCTTACCATGACTAGTTCACTTTGGAAACCAAAAAGTGTCAGAGCAGGCCCATGCGCCTCATTGCCTCCGGAGTCGTCTCCTCGTATGAACACCGGCGCTTGACCGTGTCACGGAGGAGTTGCAACCACCGAGCGGCGCCACGAGCATCCCCGCTCCTCAACACCTCCAGTTGGAAGCTAGCTTTATCGACGATGTCCGAAAAGTCGGGCTTGGCCAAGAAGGGATAGCCTTGTGCCAACCGAGCATACTCGTAGTTGTCGATCCACAGAGGCAAACACCCGAGGTCGATGCACTCCCTCGCCACGGTACCGCCGTAGCTGTCCTGGTCGTAGAGGCCGACGGCGATGGCGCTGTTGCGGGCCACGTACTTGAACTCGTCACGGTTGAAGGCATCGGGCACTAGGCTGACGTAGCCGTTGGGCCCACACTCAGCCTCCAGCTCATGGTTGAAGAACTTCTGACTTGGATTGCCCGCCAGGACGACGAAGTCATCCCTTCGCTTCCGCAGCTGCGGCAGGATGTCAAACATGAACTTGCCGCAGTTGGTATAGTCGCTCGACCTGCCACGGCCGCCGATGCGGTTGGGAACGAAGATGACTCGCTTCCCCTGCTCTCGCCACTGCTGGAAGACGTTTGGGTCGAACCGCAGGTTCGACATGTCGACCGGTACGTTGATCTCCTCGGAGGAGTAGCCGTCGTCCCAAGGCGACGACTTGGCCCGAGTGTAATCGACGACCGACTGAGAGAAGAAGTCCTTCATCTCCTGGAAGAAGACCTCCATCGCTGACTCACACTGCCAGAAGTTGACGTCGGCCCTGATCGCCGCCTCACACTGGCCCAACCACAGCGACGCCTCCTTCGGGAACTTGGGACACGTTGGATTGTCGATGAAGTGGGAGTGGACGACGAACTTGGGTGTGTAGCCGGCGACGACGAAGAACATTGCCCGGAAGTTGCGAAGGTGCATCGGGTCGTTGATGTAGACGATGTCCCACCTGGGCGCCTGATTGATCTTCTGCATGCCCAGGTTGAGGCCGACGGCCAACCCGGTCCAGTCGAAGTCGTACCGGGTCACCAAGGCGTTGGGAATGATGCGGTGGCCGATGTAGTGGAGGCGATTCTCGCCGTCAGCGCCGTACTTTTCCCACAAGTCGGGATTGACATCGACCGGGTGGGTGATGCACTGTTCATGGCCTTCGTCCATGTCAGGGCCCATCACTGTGATGTCGAGGTCGGGACACAGCTTCAACATGACGCGGACCCGACCCATCACCATCTGCCAACCCGAGTCGCACTCCAGGATGAACTTGCCTTTGGTGTCGTAGTTGGACAGCTGCGTCTGGATCAACATCCTCTTCATGTCGTCTTCCCCTTTGCGAATTCCTGGATCTGTGTGAGCGACAACAAGTTGAGTCGCCACTCGCCTTTCTTGTACCACAAGTGCTCCCTCAATACGGAGCCGTCGCTGACACTCCACAACGTGTAGCAACACTCGTATATCGTCAGAGCGACGACACCGTCGGTGTAGATGAGCGCATGGAGCTCGGTGCTGCTGTCGTGGTGCTCGTCCTTGAACTTGTTGGGATCGCTGCCCACGTATTGTGCGACGACTGGAAACTTGTAATCCGGGTGGTCGCCATGTTCACATTCGATCATCAGGCCATCACGAGTGATGCAGCGAATGGGCAATCCGTTGGGACAGTGGACCTTGCCACCTTCTCGCTTGGTGAGATCGATGTGACACTCCCAACTGCAGAAGTTGAGGTACGGTTCGACCTCCTTGCCACATCCCAAGCACGCCTTCATGGCTTCACGAAGTTGATGATGTCCCGCACCTCCCGGTCCAGGTTCTCATCATCGACATTGAGCCGCAGCAGGCGACACTTGGTCCAACTGGCGAAGTCCTCATACGCGGCGTGGAGCTTGTCCAGCAGCTCCTGACCGACCGTGGGGTCGAGGTCATCGGTGATGCCGGCGTAGGATGACCGGTGACAGAAGACGATGATGGCGCCCAAAGCAGCGTACGCCTCGTCGACGTGTCGCAGCATCACCTCGTCGGTCTCGCGGCCGAACACCTTGGAGTAGGCGTATTCACACGGAAAGCCTCGGTCAAAGATGACGCTGTGGCCCGTCTGGCGGAGGATGTCGAGGACACGTGGGTCGGCGAACCGCAGTTGGTTGAGAAACTGGTCGTTCCTCGACACCCTGGACGACAGAAAGGACGTGTGCTCCGAGGTCGCCTTGAAGTACGGAATCTCCAGGCGACGCGACGTCTCCTTCGAGATCTCGGTCTTGCCACACATGTCAGGACCGACGAAGAACACCAGTCGTTGCTTACTCATCACTCACCTCCGGAATGCGTCGCTTCAATTTCCACGAACCCGTCGAACAGCCGTAGTCGTCACGCTTGGCCTGTGCCAGGTTGAACTCATACGGCTCGAACTCAGTCGTCGTGTCCTTCCAACCCCAGACGTTGACTCGAGCCTTCCCCGAGTCGGTGACGACCTGAAGCTGCAGGTAGACCTTGCCGTTACGAGTCTTCTTGACGATCGCCTCCTGGACGCAGAACCAGACGTTGGCCTCCTCGCCCAGTTCCAACGCATCGATGGGCTTGACTCCCTTCTGCTTGCACCAGGCGATGCGGCGGCCGTACATCTTGTTGACATCGACGCTACCAAAGTACTCCACCTGAAACTCGGCCTCTTCCTGTACCGTCCACGCTGGAGTTTCAGCGTGAGTCTTCCGTGCCAGTTCATAGAAGTTCTTGCGACCGATGTGTGGGTCTTTCTTCGACGTCTTCTTGATGAGGTCCTGGTACTCGATCAGGACGTGGTGCATGTGGTGGTAGTTGGCGAACAGCTTGTCCGGGCCGATGAGGTCCATCGACTGAAAGGCGCCGATGCGGATGAGCGCCTCCAATGCCTTCTTGTTGAACTTGCTGTGCTTCCAAGTTCCGTCCTCGTTCCACAACATCTCTTCGATGGTGTTGTACGGACGGTTGGCCAGGATTTCATCGACGGCTGACTCGCCCACGCCCTTGCACGACAGGAAGCTGGGCATGAACCGCTTGCCAGGCAACACTGACCACGCCTTGCTGGCATGATTGATGTCGATGTCCACGAACTTGTAACCCAGGTCCCGCGCTTCACCGAACGCCTTGGCTCGCTTCTCCGGGGTGCCCGACATCGCCTCCAGGTAGGCTGACATCCACTGCTCTTCATAGTACGTCATCAACCAAGAGCACCAGAAGCTGTCGATGGCATAGGCCACAGCGTGCGACTTGTTGAAGCCGTAACCAGCGAAGTAGAGGATCTTGTCGTAGAGATTGTTGGCGACGGACTCAGTGTAGCCGTTCTTGACGCAGCCTTTGACGAAGCCGTCGCGAGTTTCCTGTGCCGCCTTCTTGGCCGCTTCACCGCCGGAGATGCTGCGCTTCATGATGGCGCGGCGCACCTCGTCGCACTGCTCCTTGGGGAAGCCGGCGCACTTCTCAGCCAACTCCATGACCTGTTCCTGAAAGATGATGCAGGTGTTGGTCTTCTTGAGGATGGCGTTGATGCGTAGGTCGCCCCAATCCAGCTCCTTGCCTTCACGGGCTTCCAAGTAGAGCTTGTCGACGTTGGCCGCTAGTGGACCAGGCCGGTAGATTGACGTCAGGGTCGCGATGTCGATGACGCTCTGCGGCTTGGCCTTGATGAAGAGACGCTGAGCACCCTGCGACGTCAGCTGGAAGATGCCGGCCCACTTTCCTTCCGCGTAGACCTCGTACGGCTTCGGATCGTCGAAGTCAATGACCGACGGATGCATGTGTGCCTCGTACCACGCCTTGACGTCCTTGAAGGTCGGGGAGGGATTGCCTTCCTTGATGAGGATCAGTTCGATGGTACGCTCAATGAGGCGTAGGGTTTCAAGGCCGAGCAGGTCGTACTTGATGAACTCGCCGATCTTCTCTAGGTGCTTGAAGTTGACGCCTTCGACCCACGGCGACTGTGGCTCTCTGACGTCACCCTTTCCCTTCGACGTGACCAACGGCATCTTGTTGGGCAGGTCGTCGGCGATGAGCACGCCACCAGCGTGGCGGCCCAACGAGCGGTTCTGCTTGAATAGAGTCTGAATAGATTCTGCGACCTGCGGGTACTTGTCGATGAACGCCTTGAAGCTTTTTGAGTGCACGATGGCATCTTCGTACTTCAAGACGAATAGATTCTTGTCATCACCGTGCTTGGTGGTCGCCTTGCGGACTTCCTCTTCCACGGTGCGAGTCGCCGCGTTGGTTTCCTCGAAGGAGACGCCGTAGAACTTGCCGATGTCCTTGACCAGCGTCTTCAGCTTGAAGGTGTTGTAGTTGCTGATGGGAACGACGTTGTCCCAACCAAAGAAGGCGCGGAGCTGCTCCAGCACCTTGTCGCGGTCGGCCAGGTCGGTGTCAATGTCCGGCGCTCCCTTGCGGTAGACGCTGAGGAAGCGGGCAAACGGCAAATCCCACTTCAGCGGGTCCAAGTCGGTGATGTACAGGACGTAGGCAACGAGTGAGCCACCACCGGAGCCGCGGGCCGGTCCGACGAGGCACACCTCGCGGGCGAGCTCCATGATCTTCTGGTAGGAGATGAAGTAGTCAGAGTTCTTCATCGTCTTGATGACGCCAAGCTCTTCGAGGAGGCGGGCGCGGTACTCCTCCTTGTCCTGCAGGCCTCGCTTGGCCAAACCTTCCTTGCACAGCTTGACGAGGTAGTTGAACGACTTCTCACCCGGCGGGATCAACCGCTCGTTAGGAAACTTGGGTGTCCGGTCGGGAGGCACCTCACCGATGACCATGTGGGCGATGTCGTGGGTCCGTTCGATGGCATCGGCGACGAGGTCGTCATCGTACCAATCAGCACCCACCTTCGCCCGCTGGTACTCATCCCACACCTGCTGGGCGTTCTTCGGATACAGCTCACACTTCAGCTCTTCCCTCGACTTGGGCAGTGCATCGGCGGTGATTGTCTTGTAGTTCATCCACCCCAGCTTCTTGTAGAGCTCACGCTCACGCCAGAAGTCGGGCTTGGCATAGTGGGCATCACACGTCACCACCAGCTGCTTCTGCAGGCCGTTGCGGCGGACGAACTCGATGATGGCGCGGTTGACGAGGTTCTGCGCCTCCAACTTGTTGAACTGCAGCTCTAGGAAGTAGTTGCCCTCGCCCAGCGCTCCCACCATCAGGTCGTAGGCGTTGCCCACTGCGGTGACGCACTTCTCCAGCAGCACCTTGTCGTCAAGGAGCTTGTGCGACATCTCCTCGAACTTGATCTTCTGCAGCTCCCGGAAGACGTTGAACGCTGGCATTCCAGCGATGCAGGCTGAGACGGCGATGACGTCACCGCCTTTGGCCGCCTCCTTCAACATGCTGGTGTCGATTCTGGGGAACTTGTAGAATCCCTTGAGGTAGCCTTGGCTGACGGCCCCAAAGATTTTCTGGAGGCCCTTCTGGTTCTTCGGCAGCAGGACCAAGTGGTGGCGCCGGTTGACCGGGTTGAAGTGCTTGGTGCTCTTGCTCTCTTCCTCATTCTCGATGGTGAGAGCGTTGGACATCTCGATGTCCTCAGTCTCATCGTTCTCGTCGGTGACGGCGATGATCTTGGTCTGCAGCTTCTCCTGTTGCTTGCGGAGCTTCTCGGCCGCCTTCTTGTCGACTGCGGCCTGGTCGGCATCGAGCTTGTCGCGCTGCCACTGGTCCAGGTCGGGGTGGAAGTACGCCTCAACGCCTGGAATGTACTTGAACTTCTTGTCCTTGTTGCTCTTGGCCCAATCCTCGACCCACAGCTGAGCGTGGGCATATGAGTTCATGTTCCCATGTTCAGTGATCGCGTGAGCGTCGATGCCGTTCTCTAGGCACCAACGGAAGTGCTCGTCCGGATATCCCAATCCGTCAAAGGGTGAAAAACCTGTGTGATTGTGGAGGCCGACAAAGCGGGCCGGGACGCGCGGCATGCCGCATCTTACCCCGCGCGGCCTCGAAGCTACAACCGCTTAAACGCGAAAGGCCCATTGCTGGGCCAATTCGCTGCGATGTTGAGGATCAGGCGTCCTTCTCAGCCTCGGCGATGCCCGGCACCAGGAGCGCCAGAGCAGTCACGCCAAAACCGACCAGGTCGACCTCGGTCTTGATGAGTCCCGCCTTCTCCGCGAGGAGAGGCAAGGACGCCACGACGACCGGGAGGGCGACGGCGACGACCCTGGGCAACTTGTCCCAGAGCGGCTTCGCGACTGAGAGCAGCCGGGTCGCCGCGAGGAGACCAGCTGAAAGGTATGCACCGACTTCGAGAACGGATAGGCTCATGACAGTAACTATTCCTTTCGGCCGACAGAAAGCAAGTCCTCGACCAACAGCTCATCAATGAGCGCGGCGAAGCTTTCTGCCGTCCAATGTTGCGTGTGACCCGTTGCGGGGTCATGGATGCTGAGGCGGCCATCGCTGCCCAAGGCAACGGTGGCGCGCTGGCCCGACTTGAACTTGCTGTCGGGCGGACCGACATAGACCTTGCTCTTGTATCGAGTGTGAACTGGTGCGCTTCCCTTGCGACCGTAGACCTTGTAGGTGTTGGGATCGCGCGGAGCCGATGGCTCCTTGGGCTTCTCCGGACCCGGCGCGGGCTCTGCCTTCGCCTTCGGAGGAGGCGGAGGGGGTGCAGCATTGCGCGGTGCGGGACCGCCGCCCGGCGGGGCGTTGGTCTCGCGGTAGCCCTTGTCGAGCTTCGAGTTGATCATCCGCGACAACCACTTCCACATCTCCGAGCTGCTGCCGAAGCCTTGGACCTGCGTCTGGCCCGGCGACCCGATGCGACCGAAGCCCACCCTGACGCTGTAGTTGCCGTCGAAGTTGGGTTCAACCCACCAGAACTTGCGAGAGCCACGACCGCCCGGCGACGAGCCGTAGTAGGTGAAATAGCGCTTCGTCGAACGCGGCGGGGGCGGTGATTGCGGACGAGGCGGCGGAGGCTGAGGACGCGGACGAGGCGGAGGTGAGTAGGGATCGGGTCGCCGCGGCGGCGGGGGCCCACCGTAGCCAAATCCGCCCCCTGCATCACCCAGGGTCTTGTCGCCCATTAGGTCGTACTTGCGGCGCTTGTCAGGGTCGGACAGGAGTCCGTAGGCCACATTGAGCTTGACCATGTCAGCTCCTGTGTCCTTGCCAGCATTGCGGTCAGGATGCAGCGCGATCGCCTTTTCACGGTACGCCTTCTTGATCTGCTCGGCGCTAGCATCCGGGCTCACACCCAAGATCTCGTACGCCTTTCGAAGGGCTTCACTGATGAGCTGGCGGAGCTCACTGATCCTGAACCGCATGTCAGTAACTAGGCGGCACCGGAAGGAACATGGTACCACACGTGTGCGGGTCGAACAGGACTATCTCGTGTGCAGGATCTGTGGTATCCTGATGGTCATGAGCGATTTCAACCACTCCACCCAAACCCTCATCAACCTCATCACCAACTTTCTCACCAACCTGGGCCACACCAACATCCAATCCACCGAACGGTGGGAGGGCGACGGCGTCTACCACGTTTGGTCTGACCAATCCACGAAGGAGGTGTGCAACGAACGGGTCTACAAGGACAAGTGGGCTGACATTCGCTACGGTTGGACTCTCGATGTGTCCGGCAACGACAACTCCTGCTTCGACGCCGGAATCAGTTTCTCCTACTCACCCAAAAATCACAACGAAGAAGAGTACATCGTCATCGAATCGTGGGACCACCTCAAACAGGTGATCGCAACGCACTGATTCTCACCACGCTTTGCTTCCTTACTTCTTCTTCACCATCTTCTCGAAGTAACTGATGGTGTGACTCAATCCCTCCTCGAGCTGCACCTTCGGCTCCCAACCCAACAGGTCCGTCGCCAAGCTGATGTCAGGCCGGCGCTGAAGCGGATCATCGATGGGCAGCGGCATCGCCTTGAAGCGAACGGCGCCGAGCAGGTCCTGCACTTTCTCCGCCAGTTCGCGGATGGTGAACTCGACGGGGTTGCCCATGTTGACGGGAGTGTGGGGATTGCGGCTGTACTCGCCCAGGTTGGTGATGCCTCGTACCAAGTCGCTGACGTAGCAGAAGCTGCGCGTCTGTTGGCCGTTGCCGTAGATGGTGATGGGCTGACCACGCAGTGCCTGGCAGATGAAGTTGCTGACGACGCGACCGTCATCGGGGTCCATGTTGGGCCCGTAGGTGTTGAAGATGCGGACCATCCGCGCATCAACGTCGTACTTGTTCAGGTAGTCGTAGCACAAGGCCTCGGCGGCACGCTTGCCTTCGTCGTAGCATGCCCGCGGTCCGTATGAGTTGACGCAACCTCGGTACTTCTCGGCCTGTGGGCTGTGTTCCGGATCGCCGTACACTTCGCTGGTCGATGCATGGACCAACACTGCTCCCGTCCGTCGGGCCACTTCCAGCATGTTGCGGGTGCCGACGACGCAGGTCAACATCGTCTCGACCGGCATCGCTTGGTACCGCGGCGGTGAGGCTGGACAGGCGAAGTTGTAGATGAGGTCCCCTTCCCAGTCGCTGAGCTCCTGCAGCATGTTGGGACCGGCGATGTCCGACGGCATGTAGCTGAAGTTCTCGAAGCTGAGCAACTCTCTGAAGTGAGGTGATGGGTTGCTGATGGTTCCCAACGCGGAACAGAAGTTGTCAATGCAGAGGACCTTGTCGCCTCGCTCCAGGTGGTGCATTGATAGGTGACTGCCCAAGAATCCTGCGCCCCCGGTGACGATGACACGCTTCATTCGACAACCCTACTATCCGATGGTGACGTGTGACACTTTCGGTGTCTCTTCTTCTTCAGCCACGGCGAACCCGCGGCGGTAGATGCCCAGCAGGTCCCGCGCCAGCTCCTCAACGTTGACGCCAGCCGAGGAATCGAACCAGAAGTCCAACGCCTGCTGAATGATGTTGCTGGCGACCTCAACGATCGCGGCTTCATCGTCCGCCAGCTGCAGCGCGCTCTCGGCAAAGCGGCTCAGGATTGATAGGGCTTCGTCCTCGTATTCGAGGGGATTCCCTTCCTTCAGGTTCATCGGGTTTCGCCGCATCAGGGCTTCAGCAAACTCCTGAAGCAACTGGTGCTTGGGTGTGCGGTTCATGGCGCAGATCGTAGGCCAATTCAGGCCCACCTGTACAAGATACTTACTCGCATGACGAAGCGCCGTACCGATGAAGCGACTTTGAAAATCTACTCAATGCTCCTCGAGCGCTTCGGAGAGCCCATTGGTAAGCAGCCGTCCACGGCTGGCATCCCTGATGAAGGCCCCGACGGCAAGGCATTGTGGAACGATGAGCCCAAGAAGGACCGTGAGTGGAGCGACCCCGACGTCGTCAAAGAAGGCGACGGCTGCTGCGCTCAGTGCGGCATGATGCCGACACAGATGGATCAAGGCTGCTCTCAACACGAAGGTGATGTCCCCATCGAGGAGAAGGCACCTCCCGGTTACGAGAAGGTCGTCAAGGGCCTCAAAAAGGACAAGAGCGTCGACAACCCCTGGGCTGTCGCCTGGTCCATGAAGAACAAGGGCATCAAGCCCAAGAAGTGATCACTCAGGCTCCCACACTTGCGTGTGGTCTGAATCCTTCTTCTTGACAGACAACTTGCCGCCGTCCGGCGTTGCGACCGCAGGCTCACCCGGCTTGAACTGTGTGTCAGCCGGCGCCAAGTAGGCCTTGCCCTTCACTCGCGTGTGAGCGGGCGCTCCCTTCAGCTTGCCGTAGACCTTGTAGGTCTCCTTCGGCGGTGCCTTGGGCTTCTGCTTGGCGGCGCGCTCGGCGCCTTTCATCATTGCGTCATGGACGTAGTCAGCGACGCGTTCCTGGACTTCAGTCTTCGTCAATCGCTTGTCGAAGCCGTACGGGTCCCACATGGCGCGGACCCACTTCTCCCACTCGGGATACTCGTAGAAGAAACCACCGGCAGCATCCCAGGCGGCGTCCTCAGGCTGCACGTCCGGCATCTCTTGGGTGAAGTTCGTCCAGTTCCTGGCAAAGCTCTTGATGGCAGCCGACAGCCTGTTCTCAGCACCTTGACGAGTCAAGCGCGGCTGCTTGGGACCCGCCGGTGCCTTCGGCGCCGCGGGCGGCTTATCCAACGTGACAGCGCCGCGCTTCTTCAACACCTGCAGCGCCTTGTCGCCGATCGATTTGTCACCGCGGAGGACCGCAAGCCGGTCTTCACGAGGCATGTCGGTCATGATGAGACCGATGTTGACTTGATCGCGGTTGCCGACCCACGTCCTCGTCTTCCTGTCGCCAGGCGTCGCTCCGTGAGAAACAGAGCGGATCCTGACCTCGGGCGGAATCGCCGCCAGCTCAGGATCACGAGGATCAGCTTCGGCAAGAACGGTTCGTAGTTGGCCCAGCGTCAGCTTCACTGTCCACCGCACTTCTGCTTGAGGAAGTAGACGTGACCTTCGTGACGGTCCTCAATGCCCGCCAACAGGTTGTCGAGGCCGCGCGTCATCAGGCCCGCCTCCTTCAGCGAACACGACATGTTGGCCGCGATCTTCAGGAAGTTGATCTCTGCCGTCATTGACCGCCTCGCCAACTCACCAGCTCTCGGAATGGTCAGCGATGAACCGTACTGCTCTGTCAATCGAGCCAATTGCTTCACCTGCAGCGGCAGGCCCACCGTTTCCTCGGAACCGAGGCCGACGGCCTTTTCAGCGATTGCGTCGATGTCCTCGATCGTTTGGTTGTACAGCTTCTCGAACATCAGGTGGTCGCCAAAGAAGGCATCACCCTTGCAGGTCCAGTGGTGAGTCTGGTGGACGTGAGCGAGGAAGCGCAGGTGGACCAACAGCAATGACAACTGACCGTAGGGAACTGACCCCCACTCAGATAGCATGTTGTCAGAGGCGATGTCCACGTTGTGGTCCATCACCAGCTGCACCTCCATCGATTCGATCAGGCGCCGCTTGCCCATTTTCACCTCAGAATGGTTGAAAAGCTGACCTTGCCGACCTCGTCCGGGTGGCACGACCACTCAAGCTTCAACGGTTCGCCGCGCAGCATCTGCCGGTCGTTCCAGTACTTGCAGTAGAGGTCCAGTGCACGCTCATCGATGGCACGGAAGCCTCGAGCGTGGGGCAGTCTGCCCACCATCGGTACCTGCTCCAGGCGATTGTTCTCTTCGCCGAGGCGGTGCTTTTTGATCGCTGCCGGCAGCGTCGATTCACGGACAGTGAAAATCTTGTTGGCGCGGTCGATGTACTCGGACGATGTGGCGTTCGACGCCAGCAGGTCGCTGACTTCATCGACTGTTTCATCGAGCACCGGAAGCGTCTGCTCGACGAGCAGTTCCTTTTCCTCTTCGGCCTTGAGCCAGGACAACGTCTCCCGCAGAGCATCACGCTCCATGGCACGGTCCTCACGCTCCTTGATCGCTTCCTTGATGGCCTTCAGCAGCTTCGCCTCATCGATTTCGACGAGCGACGTCTGGCGGGCTGACATCACGTACTGCTTCACCGCCAGCTCTTCCCATGCATACTCGATGTTGCCACCGTAGTCCTGCATGAAGCATGCGGCCTTGTCCTTGTACCACTGTTCGCTCAGCTCGGGGCCATCGGCCTGCTTGACAGCGTCGCCCAGGCGCTCTGCGTCCTCGACGGGATCGTGGCCCAGCGGCTGTTCCTCAGGCTTCTTGATGCCTGCCTCAGCGAGGCGGCGCTTGCGGAACACCGTCCGTAGCTGGTCATCCTGCGGGAAACGACGCATCATCTCCCGGACTTGCGGCAGCGGCAACCTGGCGGCGACGACTGCCCTGACTGCCGCGCTGTGGTCGTTGCGCAATTGGGCAACGAACTTCTCGGGCAACACCCGGGCCGCAAATTTGCGAACCTCGGGATTCTTGTGGTTGAGGAAGGGAACGACGGTCGACGGTTTGAAGTCGATCCGGTTTCCACGTCCTGTCCTGTCAAGGACGGCGATTCTCTCGTTGGCTGCCTCGGCGACCTGTTCGACGACCCTACCTTCGGTCACGACGGACGGCCCAAGCACTCTGGCAACTTCGGTCCTGAGGACTTCAGTTGCCTTCTCTTCGTCGATCGCCCTCTTGACGACCTTCTGCAGCTCCTGTAGCCTCAGACGCATGTGAAGAAGACTCCTGTTCCGTAAGTATCATACTCAGGCGGAACGCGAGCGCTTCTTCTTGGAGTGAGACAGGCCCATAGCCTTCATCCAGTGCCCGATGCTGTCTTTGATGTCATCGGGCACGTAGACGCTCTTCTTTTTGAGCGCAGGATCATCAGCGAGCTCCTCCTCGTACATCTCCTCGGGGTTTGAACCGCCCCAAACGTTGTCTTCGGACACCTCACGAATGAGGCGGCGGAGCTCGCCGATAGTGATCCTCACGACTGGTAACTAGTCACCGCGGGATGAACATGTCCCAGTGCTCGTGCCACGCAGCTGACTTCATCACGTCCCAGAAGTGCAGCGCGCTGGGATCGGCCGGAGCCTTGCGCAGCGGCATGCCTGCCTCATCGGGCGTGTAGTTGGCCTTCCGCTTGTTGCACGGCTTGCACGCCGTGACGCAGTTGCGGTAGCTGGTGACACCGCCCCTGGACGAAGGCATGACGTGGTCGATGGTGACCGTCTCGTAGCCGAGCTTGACGCCGCAGTACTGACACGACCATGCGTCCCGGTTGAACAGGATCCGCTTCTTGAAGCGCATGGGCGTCCGCTTGCGGTTGATCCGCTTCACGAGGCGCAACGTGGCCGGAACATGGATCTTGCCGTTGGCATAGGTGAATGCCTCGTCCCAGACTGAATCCCTGCCGTCCATGTGGACGACCTCTGCACGGCCCTTCAGCAGCAGGCCGATGGCCCTGAAGTCGCTGATGAAGTTCAGTGGTTCCCAAGTTGCGTTGAGTAGCAATGCCCGTTTCATGGTTCTACCCGTGTCTCTAGCACCCTATATCTAGGACGCTAAGGTTTGCAATCCTACATCACTTTGGACTGAAAGAACTTCCGCACCCGCACCGCGTGGCCTCGTTGGGATTGACGAACTCGAAGCCTTGGTGCATCAGCGTCTTCTTCCAATTCAATTGACTGCCGGTCAGGTACAGGACGCTCTTCTTGTCGACACGAAAGTTAACGCCATCGACCTGCCACTCAATGTCGTGCGGTCGAGGCCCTTCGTAGGCGAACTCAATGACGTAGGCGAACCCTGAACACGCACCGCCGCGGATGCCGAGCCTCACCGCCTGAGGGATGAAGGCGTTCTTCTCCAACTGGGTCTTGAAGGCCAGAATGGCCTCAGGAGAAATCTCGATCGGGGCGGCCATGGCCAACCCTACCCGGTGAGCCCGAATTGTTTCAGTGGGTCTCCTGACCCTTGCACATGGCCGCGGCATCACACTTGTACTTGTCGCACAAGGCCGACAGGTCGTGGCCGGTCAGGTGGTCGACGGCGTCATTGTGGAGCTCGCTCATCACCGACTGGGTATCCTTGATGTGATCCAGGCCCAGGGCGTGGCCGAACTCGTGGGCAGCGACGATGGTCTGGGCTCGCGGTGTCGTCAGCCGGTCCTCGACGAGCCACGCCGTCATCGGCACCTTCTGGTTGGGGTGTGGGTCCATCAACCCGAGCAGGCGCTTCGGCTTGTGTTCCTCGTCCCACTTGGCGACCCACTCCTCCTTTGAGGTGACCCGTTGGAACGACACCAGGCGGACCTGAGTGCCTCCCTCCTCGTTGTAGACAGGCGGGATGCCAATGATGGGCCTGTCGATGAGGTGCCAGGTGATGAGGCCGCTCGTCGACCTCTCCCACATCAGCATGCCATCGAGGATGTGCTCACGTTCATCCTTGGTGAAGGATGGGTCGATGTAGACGTGAACGTCAACGCCGATTCGACCTGTGTTGGGCAGCCGAGGCGCGGGGCAATTCGGAGTGCTGGCGCATCCCGTCAGCGATAGTGAGATGAACAACCAGGCAAGGAGCCGACGAAACTGCCGCAACTGGGCCTCCTAAGATTAGGTAGGCGGTCGACACCATTGTTGTTCACAAGGGTCAAATTCCGGCACGTTTCCGCAAGACATACAGCGGTCCCTGATAGGCATCAATCGGATAGACCGACGTCATCAGCAGCAACTGGTCATTGGTGAGTTGAGGCAGGAATCGCTTCATTCGAGCGATGATCTTGTCGTGCGTCAATGGCATCCCGCCCCATTCAGGCTGGTAGGGCTTCTCCTTGAAGCGCTCGATGAGGTCAATGGCCACATCGCCGATCTCGGACGCCGTCTTGGGAGACAACCTATCGTAGCCGTGGCGGTTGCACCACTTCGCCACCCGATTGATGACCCAAGGTGACGTCCAGTTGACGACGTGCAACATCCTCTCTGCCTCCAACGCCGACCACCCGTCGGGGTACAGCAACACCTTGTCATTGAAGGCGCACATGGCGTTGAAGATGTCGAAGCTGCGGAGCTGGTCCTCAATAGGACCGCGGTAGCGTTCGATGACCTGCAGCCGGGTCCGATTGTTGACGCTGACTTCGGTGGCCGCCCCCGTCACCGACCCTTCCAGCTTGCAGCTGCTCCGGAGGCCCGTCGCCTGCAGCGCTCGCCAGAAGTTGTCGAGCTGGCGCTGGTGGTCGAAGAACAGGTCGATGTCGCCCTTGCGGTACTTCACCATTGCGTCTTTGGTGTCGCATGGGATGTCGCACTGAAGGTGCCTCGTGACATCGTCGGCCACGTCATCACCGTCCAACGCATCGAACATGCTGTCGCCATTCATCAAGTGGTGCTTGGTGATGATGCGAGCGAAGCCACCGGCGACCCAGCCACCTTGGCTGAACGCCAGCTTCAACACATCGTGCGTCGCCTGGTCGAAGATCTTGATGCTTCGAAGTCGAGTCGTCGGATCGACATTGACGAACGGTCGGCGAAGGAAGGTGATGTCCACACCATCACAGTACGACGTTCGACCGACCTTTTACACGTGCCACTTGACGTCGTCGCCCGTCAAGCGGGCCTTCATCACTTCGATTGCCTGCGGGTTGCTGTCAATCAGGATGAATTTGCGCCCGTGCTTTCGAGCTGCTTCACCCGTGGTGCCTGACCCGGCGAAGAAGTCGATGACGAGGCCACCGGGCGGTGAGCTGGCGAGGACGGCGCGCTCCACCAGCTTGACGGGCTTCTGGTTCGGGTAACCGGTGCGTTCCTTAGCCGAGGTGCCGACGATCGACATCCACCACACGTCAGTGGGAACTTTGCCTTCTTCGGCCCGTGCCTCATCCTTCTGCAGGCCGGGTGCCATGTAAGGAATGCGATCGATGTCGTCCCAGTTGAAGACGTAGTTGCTGGGTTCGCGGCTGTAGACGAGGATGTTGTCGTGCTTCTTGGGCCAGCAGCGTTTGCCGCGACCGCCGAAGTCGTAGGCCCAGATGACCTCGTTGAGGAAGTTGGCACGGCCGAAGACGTCGTCGCACATCACCTTGGCGTAGTGGACCCACCGGTAGTCGAGGTGTAGGTACAGCGTGCCCGTCTCCTTCAGGAGGCGCTTAGCCTCGCTCAGGTGAGGTTTCAGGAACGCCAGGTAGTCGTCATGGCGATCGCTGTACGACATTGTCGACACCGTCTCGTCGCCCTTCTTGCGGGCCATTACCTGCTCGGCTTCAGTGCCGAACGGCGGATCGATGTAGATGAGGTCGACGGCTCCGTCAGGTAGTTGACGCAGCACGTCGAGAGCTTGTGCCCTGAAGACGTGGTTCACCCACCGATACTACATCACCGCGACGGATCGCAATGTGGATAGCAACGACAGCCGGGTGGATGTCCTGGCGCTTCCCACCCGCCGCGTTTGGGTTGATCAAGCGTCGCCAGGAGCGATTCAACTTCCTCGAGCTCAGCCTCGAGCTTTCTGAGGGATTTGATCTGTTCCTGAAGCTCTTTCTTTCGCTTCAACAGGAACTCGCGTTGAGCGCTCATGCCGCTGTCGTGATGCCCGCGGACCGCGACTTGACCTCGACCTCGATGCCGAGCTGCTGGAGGCGGTGTTGCAGCTGATCCAGCGCATTCTCCGACTGCTCGACCTCTTTGTTCGCTGCCATCAGGCGGCGGACCATCTTCGACGTCTTCTCCGGCGACCACTTGCGAGCCGACTTCCGGCGCATCAGCTCCTCACAGCGCTCCTTGCGGAACGTGGCAAACTTATAGAGTCGTGCGAAGTGCTCCATCAGGAACTTCAGACGCTCCGGGCTCTCCTTCTCTTCCTGCTCACCGTGCTCGTGATTGTGCTCTTGCATGGCTTGACCCTACTCCCCTTCTGCACCAGATTTCAACCTAGCGACCATGTCATTGAAGTACGTCTCGTCATTTTCGATGACGATGAATTTGCGACCTAGCTTGCGAGCTGCAAATGCCGTCGTCCCCGCGCCGGCAAATGGGTCGATGACCCACTCATCTGGATTGGTGTGAACTTCGATTGGAATCTCGACGACTCGCTGCTTCTTCTGCGTGGGGTGCAGCTTGCCTTGCATGATCTCAGTGATGTCGGTCCACACGTTGGTCCGGCGGTAGAACTCACTCTTCGCCGGGTACTTGGCGTTGTAGCCGGCGTAGCCTCGCTTGGTGTCGAGCAGCGGGATGTTGAAAGTGAGTGGCTTCTTGGCGTCGCCATTGACGAAGTAGGCACACTCCTCCCGAGTCCACAGGTAGTTGTTCTTGACGCCGTAGGCCCGCTTCTTCGACCAGGTGATGAGGTTGGCAAGCTCAAACTTGCCCTCCTGCTCGACCTCAGACAGGTAGCGCAGAAAAGGCCTGAACCCCGGCTTGCCAACCCCACCCCAGACATAGAACGCGCCGCCGGGCAGCAGCAGGTGTTCGGTCCACCCACGAGTCCAGCGGATCATCCAATCAGAAAACAGCTCATCGCTGTCATTGACCTTGTCCCACTTCTCATCGACGATGTTACCGTACGGTGGGTCTGCAATGATCAGTGGAACCCTAAAGTCATCACCGAACCTAAGCAATCGTTGCACTTCAAGCATCGTGTCGGCCGACGTCGAGTCGGCAAGGACAGCGATGCCATCATCGAAGTGGACGATCTTCTCTTCCATCACACGACGTCGATGAGTGCCGCCAGCGCAGGCTGCCCGTATTCGGCGCCGCCGACGTGAACGTGGAGGTTGGGCAGCGGTTTGCCGTCGTACTTGCCGTGGGTGTGACCCGCCAGGACGGTGAAGTTGACGTTGGGGTATGCCTTGGCAGCCTGCAGCAACATGTCACCCATCATCTTGGATGTGAACCACGGTTGAGCGTCGCTGTCGCCCACGCGGCCGTTGTAGATGTGAGACTCGGCGAACGGCGGATAGTGGGTCAAGATGATCAGGTTGCGGTGATAGCGAGTCGCGGCCTTGATGCTGTTCTGCACGTGGGTGACGCCCTCAGTCGCCAGCTTCCGTGCGTGGGCGATCAGGCCGTTGCGGTCACGCAGGTCGCGGTTCATCATCATGAATTGACTGCCGCCGGAGTGCGGCACGAAGTCCCTGATGGCGACCCAGTCATTCATCATGAACTTTGAGCGATTCCCGTCGCCGTTCAACGCATCGTACCAGCCGTCGTGGCCCAATACCGCAGTTGACGGCGTCAGCGGAACGTAGTTCGAGGTGGGCAGGTACTTCAGGAAGGGTGAGATGTTGCCCAGGTCCTTCATCTGCTTGCGGACGTCGTCGATTCCACCACCATAGTAGTCGTGGTTGCCGAGGACGAAATAGATGGGACGCTGGATGACCCGTTCGAGGGCCGACAAGTGAAAGACGATCTCCTTCGCGCTCGAGATGTCGCCCGTGATCGCAACAGCCTGCGGCTCAGCAGCGACCAAGCTCTGTGCGAACTTGATCAGTCGCTCCTCATTTCCATACAGGTGGTCGAGATGGATGTCAGTGCACCATGCGATCTTGCTCATGCAGAACAAGGTACCGCATAACGCAGATCCTGTTCACTTGAATCCGCAGACCTTGCGCAGCTTGGCCCTCAGATCGTCCAAGGTGGTGACCTGCCAGGTGTCCATGTACGACTGCTGCCACTTCGCGCGGATCTCGTCGGTCCAATGTTCCTGGTCCTTGAAGTCGAAGTAGCCGTTGAGCTCCTCGGCCGTCCTGAACAGCAGGTAGCCGTAGTCGGGCCGCGCCAGGATGATCTTCTCGTGCTGAGGCACCAACTTCGTCATCGACAAGTACGCTGCGCGGTAGTGTTCTGCATCGTGGATGCGGCACTTGTCGACGTAGTGCGGCGTCGGCTCACCGTCGTTGCCTTCTTCGACCCACTTGGCCATGACGAGGTCGGGGTACGCCAACTTGCAGTAGACGACGACCTGGCCGAACTTGTTCTTGTGCTGGTCGACGAAGATCGTCGACACCCGTGGATTCCTGCCGTTACAAGGTGGGTTGGGGTGTTGCAGCGCCGCCGCGATGAACATCGCAATGGTGCCCGCTGGGTCGAACCACTCGTCTCGGTACATCATTGGAACATCCTTTCGAAAGCACCTGGCAGCAGCCGGTTGGGAATGATGGGTCGCTCGTGCCAGTGTTGTTCCTGGTCGAGGATCGCGTTGGTGAACGACTGGCGAACGTACTTGAAGCGGTCGACGACGCGCATGCCGTCCTCTACTTTGATGTAGAGGCCTTCCATGTCGTCCGAGTGGTCGGTGTGTGCCCACGCCTCGGTTGCCACGACGCCTGCGGCCTCGGCGGCATTGTTGAGGTTGGTGATGCGTTCATTGGTGATGAAGTGCGACCGCGTGATCATCTTGGCCAGCGCTCCGTGCGAGGCGACGGCGCCTTCGTGGAGGACCAACACCGATGACACCGGGCACTGGGCCAACAGCAGCCTCCGCGCCGGCGTCGTCAGGAAGTCTCCCGTCGCCGTGTCCAGCACGTCGAACTCCATGAAGTAGTGAGGCAGCGCGTCGTAGTAGAACGTGTGTTTGGCGTACATCCATTCGCCGTACATGATGTACCGCGACCCGAGGGCACAGAAAAACGCTTCTTGGTGACAGGCTGCCCACTGTTTGAGCAGGTTGAAGTGTTTTTCTCGTGGCCCTCCTCGCAGGTAGTGTCCCCTGGACTGCAGGAGCAGCTCCCCTTCCTCCGAAAAGGAGATGCCGCAGTTGGCACCGTCGATCTTTTCCTCGACGACGAGGTGCTTGCCCGCGAGCTCCTGCCACTCGGCGGCCTCGAGGTCGTGGTCGCCGTGCTGAAACCTGCTACCCCTGATGTGCCTTGTCCTCGGGTACTTGTGCATCGCGCACCTCGCTTTCCCACACGACGACAGCGCGGCCCTCGTCAGTGAGCCACGCTCCGTAGAGCCTGTTGCCTCTCCGTTCTACTACACGGCGAAGCAAGAATGCACCGCGTTCACGTCCATGGCGAATGTCGCCGATGGTAGGATCGTTGATGAAACGAAAGGTACCGCCGTTGGGTCCCGGCGTGTGGTAGACGAGGCAGCGCCTACACCACGACATCTACGCTATCTCAGCGAGGATGTCCTTTGCGGCCTGGACCGGGTCATTGGCGTCTCGGATCGGCCGACCGATGACGAGCAGGTTGGCGCCGTCCTTCATCGCCTGTGCCGGAGTGCCGACTCGCTTCTGATCATTGAGCGCCGAACCCGCAGGTCGGATGCCGGGCACCAACAGGAAAGGCTGCTCCTCGTCGGTGAAGTTCATTCGCAGGAATTCGACCTCCTGCGGCGAGCACACCAGGCCTCGCAACCCGCACCGGGCGACGGCAAAGCGCGCCAGGTTGTGAACGCGGCTGCGGACGTCGTCGAACGCTCCGTCCTGGAAACGAAGGTCCTTGAAGTCATCTCGGGTCATCGACGTCAGCACCGTGACGCCCAACAGCGTGATGTCATAGGGCTCAGCGGCCTGCACCGCCTTCTCCAACGTTTCTCGCTGTTGGATGTGGAGGGTCATGTACTTGGCGCCCAGGTCGCCACCTGCTCGGACCGCGCCGGCGACTGTCTCCGGGATGTCGTGCAGCTTCAGGTCGAGGACGATGGGACGTTGGGTGGCAGGCAGCTTGCCCGACCGGATGAAGAGTTCGAGGCCCACCTTGAAGGCGCCGACGTGTTCCTCGAGCATGTCGACGTGGTACTGGGCCGCCGTGGCGCCCATGCCGTCAAGGGCAAAGCAGATCGGGTTGTTCATGCGAGTAGCTCCTTCAACGTGAACAGCGCCGTGAACGGGCACTCCTGTTGGATGGGTCCGGCGCCGCCTTGCTCTCGGTCGAGGACGGCAATGACGCCGGCGACGGTGAGACCCGCTGACCGCAGCGCAGCAATGGCCTTCAATGTTGATCCGCCTGAGGTGATGACGTCCTCGAGCAGCACCACGCGGTCGCCTGGGTGAAACGCACCCTCGACCAATTTGCCAGTGCCGTGGTCCTTTGCTTCAGGCCGGACGTACAGCGCGTCCAGGCCCGACATCAGCGATACGCCCGTCGCCAGGGGACAACCGCCCAGAGCGACGCCAGCGACGAGGTTGGCATTGATCTTCATGCCCGCCAAGCGTTCGTACAGCGCCTCGGCCACCGCGTGGAGTCCGTCGGACGACAGTGCCGTCAGGCGAACGTCGATGTACGTCATCGACTCGGCACCCGACTTTAGGATGAAAGGCTTGCCGGGCGGTGCATGGAGGACTGACTTTTGGCGAAGGAAATCGAGCGCTGACTTCATTTCAACTCCGTGTGTACACTGACTTTGATGGTAGCTTCGCCCAATTTGGGCACGTGGTAGAAGAAGAACTGCTTCTTGTCCTGGGCTGCCTCGGCGACCCACGTCTCGAGCTCCTCCAAGGAGTAGAAGGCGAAATATGTGATCTCTGGAACCGAACATGAAGAGTCGCTATCGTGGCGATCGTACGCCGGTGTCCATTCGGTGCGGGTGCCGAACAGCACCGCCGCGTAGTGGCTGCCTTTGGGCATGTCCTTGGGCTCGCGCACCATGTACTTCGACCAGGTGTGGTAGTTGTACTGGCGAATTCCCATCTTCGTCTCTCTCATGGTCAACCTCGATCGGTACGGGCCTGTTATCCCCGCGTGCTTGTCGTTTGCGGTCGTCCACGGCTTGCACCACCGCCGCCTTGAAGGGTTACGACTGTTTTACCGCTTCGTTCGGAAGCACCCTTCTGGTGTACTCACCCTTTCGTCAGGTGTCATGCATGCCACCTTGCACTCACCGATCAAGTCTCGTCGTGCCGGTGGTCAGCCAAGCACGCTTGTTCCGATTCCTCGCCGCAGTGTGGACACGTCACCGTGACCTTGCACTTCTTGTGGTGTCCTTCGTAGAACCAGGTGCCGACCAACCAGGCGAAGATCAGGATGTCAGCGGTGAGAGTCAGCTTTTCGATCACGTGCCCTTCTCCAGGAGCGCAAAGACCTCGTCCCAGCCTTTGACGCGGATGATGCCGGTGCCCGCCAGATCGGCCTCGCGGTTGTAGGGAGCGTCCCACAACAGCGTCAGCGCTTCCGGGTACTCCTTGTGCCACTTGAGGCAGTTCTCATCAGCGTCGTCGATCAGGACGTCACCCTTGACGTACTGCTTGCCTTCAGTGTGGACGATGCGCGGCTTCGGGATGCCGAAGTGCTGCTCGAGCCAGACGGTCCGCTCATAGGCCCAGAACGGCGTCGTCATGGGCGAGGTGACGACGACGACTTCGCCGTACTCCTCGAGCTTCTTCACCGCCTCCTGTGAACCCGGGTACATCGGGAAACTGATGCACCAACCCGACTTGGCCGCCGTCTCTTTCATCAGCGGCTTCAGGTGACCCTTGCCCACGATGGTGAACAAGTCCCAGTGAGTCACTTCATCGTGAGTGTGTCGATCGCCCGTGTGCTCCTCGATGAGGTTGAAGCACGCAGTGCAGAAGTCGGCGATGACGCCGTCACAGTCAAGCAAAATTCTTCGTCGTTTCACAGTGATTCGCACCCTTTCTGGTCGTTTTCGTCGAACACGTGTTCAGCCAACGCATAGGGTGGTCCCTTCAGCCATGAAGGATCAACTTCTGGCGTCTTGCGTTCCCAGGCACGTTCCTGGATGTCTTCATCCAAGTTCCGCGCCCAGTCATTGGTGCGACACACCGTCAAGCAGATCGCGGTGATGATGCGTGTGCCCTTGTCAGTGCACATCCAGACCTTGCTGCCACACCTGAACTTCTGTCCGACTTGGAATTCTGAGTAGATCATGAACCCCTCAGAAATTGAAGTTCCTTGACGTCGCGGTGAGCAAGGAAAAGTTGCGGTACGATCAGCACCAACAGCATCACGCCCAGGGGACTGCCCACCGAGAACAGTCGGTACGCCCCGAACGCACATGAGACGACGGCCAGACCGCGAAGGCCCAGCATCAGCTTGAGTTTCAGCTTGTAGGAGCGCATGATTTTCTGCTGAAGTTGTACCACTCAAAACGGCGTATGTGCATACCTACCGCGGGAGGAAAATCATGGCGTCTTCAGAAACGAAAATTGATGGTGTAGTGATCGTGCAGATGTCGACGACGGGGTCAAGCTACTTGACACCTGCGTTGTTCTATGGTGGTCTGTCAGGATCGCTTCAGCGACTCACTGACGGTAAGACGTACCTCGTCGCTGGACCTGGCATCACGATTACGTCTCAATCTAACGGGCAAGTGCTTATCACTGCAACTGGTCAAGTTGCTACGGGTAGCATCACGCCTGATCGACAAATCTTCACTGGTTCAGGCACATGGACGAAACCCAATGGTGCGTCTATTGTAGAAGTCTTCCTTGTCGGAGGAGGTGCGGGTGGCGGAGGCGGATACCAAGCTTCTGGTTATGGTTTGCCCGGCGGACCTGGTGGCGGTGCCGGTGGAAAAACGCGTGGATTTTTCCTTGCGTCTGATTTGCCTGCAACTGCAAGTGTTGTCGTCGGCACAGGAGGCTCGGGAGGAGCGGGCGCTACACCTGGAGTAACTGGATCAGCTGGCGGTGATTCGACTTTCGATGCACTGTTGATTGCGTTCGGGGCTTCAGCTACAGTTACTTACGACGCACTATTGCCTGGCGATAAAAGTTTTGGAGGTTATGGAGACACAAGAGGTGGCAATGGTGGTGATGTTCTCGATTCAACCGGTGCGCTGCCCGCAACAACGAACACCGCGGTCTTTTTTGGTGAAACGCCTGGGGGCGGTGGAGCTGGCGGTTACAAGGTGTCAGTCTCTGTCGTTGGCCCCGCTGGAGACGGCGGATCGCCCAGTGTATCTCGTACAGGTTGTGGCGCAGCTGGCGGAGTGGGTAACAACGGTTCGAATGGATCAAACGTTACAACAAATCAACCACAGGTTGGCGGTGGCGGAGGAGGCGGAGGTTCCGGTGCCGGTTCGGGAGGTACGGCAGGCAATGGGGGTAACGGAGGTCTTTATGGAGGTGGCGGAGGAGGCGGCGGAGCAGGCGCTACTGCGGGTTCAGGTGGTAACGGCGCCAATGGTATCGTGGTTGTCGTCTCTTACTGAGTAGTGTAGAATCCGTCTTATGACGGATGATCCCAGAATTTTCGTAGGAACGCTGCACAGCGGCGAAGGTGACTTTGCAAAATGCTGTGCAGCGATCAATACGCAGACGAATGTGATTGTGACACATCATATCGTCTCTGGGCTCAACGAAAAGGATGCTCACAACACACTTTGGGCGAAATGGCGCGAAGAACAATCTAGTCACGACCTTTTCGTCAAGATCGATGCTGACACTGTCCTCTCGCAACCTTGGATCCTATCAGAGATTTTTCAGACGATTCGAGCAAAGGACGCGACTGGGCTTCAAGCACCCCTTCATGACTACATGACCGACAAGTTGATCATCGGTCTCAATGCTTTCACTCCACGCGTAGTTTTCTTGGGAACAACTGACAAGCTCTACTGCGACCGCAACGTTGAGCTTGGAAATACGAACGTCATCCGAGGCGCAGATTTGCCTCCCACGTTGAAGTTCGTTGGATTTCATTGTCACCACGCCAGTAATCTTCAGGGATTTCGCTATGGCGTGCACCGTGCAATGAAAACTCAAGATGCTGAGATTCAGCATCTCATCTGGGCCTGGCGAAAGCACGGTGATCGAGTTCGAGGCTTGGGAGTGATCGGATCACTATTGGCACCTCGGTTGTCACGTCTAGGACACGTTGACTACACTGATCAAGGCTTGATCAGCGCTTACGAAGACGCTGAGAAACGTTATGATGAATACGTTTCTGCAATCAACTCAAAACGTTTCAACGTCTTCGATTAGAACGCACCCGGGGCCACCTGAAAACAGGTGAGTCCGATCGATCGCCAGAAGTCGACGACTTGGTTGCGATCGTCGAGCACGAAGCGAACGTTGTACTTGCCGCGGACGTACTTGTCGAACAGCTCCTGCTTGATGACAGCGTCCTTGCGCATGTCCATCTTGTCGGGATCGGGTGCCGTCTCCCCGCGCATGTGGAGCTCGTAGGGGATGGGCACGTCCTTCGGCCTGTCGTCGTTCTCCTTCGAGAAGGCCCAGTTGGCCGGGACTCGACAGTACATCTCGATGAAGCGCTCCGTCTCGGGCCGGTACTTCTGGTCGCGGCCCGACATGAACATGATCTTGGCGCCGCGGGCGTGCATCGCCAGGACGCAGTGGATGACCGGCCAGTTGGGCAGGTCCTTGAGGTCGCAGTCAGTCGCGTCGTAAGGCGTCCGGTCGTTGATGATGGCCAAGGTACCGTCGAGGTCGCACATGATGGCCTCGGGCAGCGACTCGTCCTGGATGATGGTGGCGAACGAGTCGGGGCGCGGCTCGTAGTACGCTTCCTTGTCGCTCAGCTTCCGGCCCTTGTCGATGCCGGCGCCGCGCGCCATGTCCATGATGACCTTCTCGCCGACGTGGGCAAAGCCGGTCCGCTTTGAGTCTCGCTCGATGGCCGTCTTGATGTCGACGTTGACACCGCGCTCGATGACCTTGACGTCGCCGTAGGCAGCCGCGGCCGCGTGCAGCTTCTTGACCGTCATCGGCACCAGGTGAGTGTCGTCGAGGATGACGTCATAGCCGGCGTCGAAGGCCTGTCGCATCAGCGCTTCCTTCATGCCACGAACCAGCTCTTCACGGTCGTTGTCTCGGGCGTGCGGGTTGTTGCCTGGCCCGACGACCATGCCGCGCAGGTCGTCACGGTTGATGCGAATCCAGCGCTTGGGCTCTCGCTTGACGAGCGCGGCGGCCTCCGTCGACTTGCCACTGCCCGGGAGTCCCTTGAAAATCATCAGCGTTCGCATCATTCACCTCTCCTCAGCTTGTCGATTTTGGCTTGTGCGGCGGCCAGTTGTTTCTGCGCTTGCTCAAGCTCCCACTTCGCTTGCGCTTTCTTGCGATTCTCGACCTCGAGCTCCTTCTTGCGCTTGGCGTCTCGGACTCGGTCGGTCTCGTCGATGACCCGCTCCTCGACGGCCTTGAACTCGATCAGCTCAGGCACCGGCAGCTTCTGCGGGTTGTTGTTGGCGAAGTAGGTGATGCGAGCGCGGGCTTGCGACACCTTGGCGTATAGCTTGGCATCGATGAGGTCGGGCACCCACGACTTCTTGCCGTAGCCGTCGCGGCCTTTGGCCCGGAAGTACTCACCCTTGCTGTTGCGAATCGCGTACAGCAGCAGTGCGGCCTTGAGCGGCGCTCCATGGGAGCAACCACAGAAGTCGTTGTTGTCGTAGCTCATGCGTTCATGGCACATGAAGCGACCACGACTTGACTCCTTGCGGTGTTCCCACATCGGATGTCCGCACTTGGGACACGGCGTCTGGTCCATGCGCACAACCTACTCCCCGGCAGCGCCGGTGTTCAGAGGCGTTTGAACGTCTTAAAGACCCGGTCCCACTCGAACGAGATGATGCCGAAATTGCGCTTCATGTCGTGGTGATGAAGGAAGTGGTGCTCCCGCAACTTCGTCCAGAAGGGCAAAAATCGCAGCCACGTATTCTTGACGTGAAAGCTGTCGTGGACCGCGTCATTGAACAGCCCGTACGCCAGCATCACCGGGCCGAAGATGGCGAGGCACCACATCGGCAGCCCGAGCAGCCACAGCAGCCCACCGAACACCGCCAGCAAAATCACGAAGGGAGGGGTGAAGAGGAATGGCCCAGAATTGAACCACTTGGCTCGCAGGTACTTGTCGGTCACCAGTCGCTTCGGCGGATAGTGCTGGAGGTGGTGCTCCATGTGCCCCTTGTTGATGAAACTGAGGCGCCTGGAATGGAGTCCTCTGTGGATCCAGTACCCGCAGAAGCTGCTGATGAGAAGCGAGACCAGGAAGGTGCCGATGATCAGGAGCATGTCGAACAGTACACTCACCCGTACAGGCCGAGAAACTCGTCGGTCATTTCGATGATGAGGCGGTCGAGCTTCTCGCGGTCGGGCGTCCGCGGCAGCGGCGATGACTCATAGAGCTCTTCACACTCGGCCTCGAGGTTCTCTGCCTCTTGGATGAGCTCATCGTAGGGCATGCCGCCGAAGCGGACGGCCAGGAGTTCTTCGCGGTCAGGTCGTTTGACGACGACCTTGCCCGTCAGCATGATTTCACGGCACATCCGCATCAAGCGCAGCAAGTGCATGCCGTGCTTGGTGTCGTAGCCGAATTTTGCCTCGAGCTCGGCGCGCTTGGCATTGCGCGTCTTCACCCAGTTCTGGTACTGGTCCCAGTGCAACTTCGCTGCCTGGTACTGCTTCTCACGAGTGAACAGCGTCAACACGTCCTTGGGCAACTCGATCTCGATGCCGTCCTTGACCGCGGCCTCGAACGCGCCCAGCTCAGACTGCGACACCTTGGTCGTCTCCGACAGGCCGAAGTCCTTGCGGTTGGGCGGCGCCTTGGGCGGGTCGAGCAACCACGCCTTGTGAGTCTTGATGCGTTTCAGCTGCGCGTGGGCGTAGCCGGCGAAGGTGAACTTCGCCTTCTTCGACAGGAATTCGTCCTTGTGAGCGCGCAGCGTCTCGCCCCACCTGTTGATGTGAAGTACGTCCTCGTCGGCAACGTGCAGCACCTCGATGATGTTCGGGTTGCAGTCGGCGGCCAGGCGCGCAAACTTCTTCAACGAGTAGACGACGAGGTCGACCTCGGTACCCTTGAGCGACTGAAGCGACGGCAGGTCGCCGCCGTAGACATTGTTCATGCGCTCGTATTGTTCGAACACGTGCATGAAGCCCAAGTGGTACTCACGTGGCTCGATGCAGACACCTTTGATGTCGATGTCGGACGTCGGCGTGTTGAGACCGTAAGCATGGGAACCGTGGCGGACCATGAGGATGGTTCGCGGCTCAACGTTGAAGTTCATGCGGTGACACTACACCGCGGGACGCCGGGTCTACACGCTGCCGGACACGTTGGCGTCCACGACGGTCACCGTCACCACGACAGGCTGCACGGGAGCAACCGCGTCAAAGACAACGTGTAGCAGGCCGTCCTGCAGCACTGCATCGATTGTCGACACGTCGTACCGCTTGTCATCGATCTTGACGCGCTCTTCAAAAGGTACGCCACCTCGCTTGCCGAGGACGCGCAGCACGTTGTCGTGCATCTCCAGCGCCAAGTCGGCCGAGGTACAACCCGGGATGTCGATTTCCAGCGACAGCACGCCGTCGACGTCGTTCTGGACGACGTTGAGCGGGACCTTCATCTTTGAGACCTTGTTGGGTCGCACCATGGGCGGAGGCTGGAACTTCTTGCGGGGCGGCGGCATCACTTCACCTTGACGTTGACCTTGCGCGGGAGCCGGTCGACAAATTTCATGACGATCAACGTCAACACGCCAGCTTCCAGCGTCGCCTCACAGGTCGTGGGGTCGAAGGCCGGACCGACGTAGTACGTCTGGTTGTTGGTTGCCTTGGTGTCGAATCGGACGGCACTGACTCGGACCCAACCATCGTCGATTTCAACCTTCAGGTCCTGTACCTTGACACCAGGCACGTCGAGCGCCAGCGTGATGCGGTCGACGACCGAAGTGTCGACTCGCCAAGGTGACACCGACAGGTAGCCGGATGTCGTGATGGTGACGCCGCCTAGTGGATAGGGCTGCGCGTCGATGGGCGGGTTCCACGGCACGTTGGGCACCACGGGTGTGATGTCCCAAGGACGCTGTGGCGGCCAATCACCGATCCAGACGTTGTTGCCTGCCGGCACATCGCCGACGTATACGTGTTTTGTCGGATCGTCAACCAACGTCAGTTTGCCGCTGCCAAATTGGCTGCTATTGACGCTCACCATCATCGCAGAATCAGTCATGGGGTTACCTAGTGGTCAGTACCCATTCTTGATCCGGTCGAAATTGACCTCGCCCTTGCCCATGTAGGCCTCGAACAGTTCATCGAGCGACACGCCGGAGGCAATCGCCAGCTCGAAGTACAGGTGCAACGCGTCAACCAACTCTTCCTTGTATGCCTCGCGATCGACTTCAGGCAGTTCAGTCGCGCGGTGGGACTTGCTGTTCTTGAGGTGTTGACCTGCTTCGAACAGCTCCTCCATGAGGTGGTTCCTGATGTCCTTCAGGAACTGTTGTCCCTTCTTCGACGTGATGTCGGTTGGGAACTGCGGAAAGTTGCGGCGTTCCTGGAGGAGCCTCATGAAAGACTCCTGCTGGTCCCACATCTGCTTCAAGCGGTCACTGGGCTTCGGCAGGTCACTCATGTCGTCAGGCTCTCCAGGAAACATCCAACAGAAGATCAGGATGATGCTTAGGGCGATGAACTCAGTTGTTCCCATCGCCGATAAGTAGCTTCGGCTTTTGAGCAGCTTGCAGCTCCTCCGCTCGTGCCAAGAGCTTGTCGTGCATCTCCTTGACCTGGTGCTCGTACTCCGGCGATAGCGTCAAAACGTGCGGATCCGATGAATCCGGGACGACCCGGACCTGGCGCAGGAGGTCGGCGCAATCGACGCCCTCCAACATTGCCTCTTGAATGATCTGCACGACTCGGTGCCAGACGGTGTCTGCGATTTTCAATTGTGACATGGTTCTCCTCAGTAGCGGTCGCTCTGAATGCCGAGCCGCTGCAGTTCGTGCTCTCCCAAACGGTACACCGCTGCCGTGATGATGTGATCAGCGACGAATCGGTAGTAGATCGTCTGGTCCTTGTGCTTCTTGATCGCCTGCTCCAGGCTCTGCGCCGGAGACTGCGTCGAAAACTTCGAGATCTGCTCGGCGTCTTCAGCGAGGGCCTTGTCGACCCGCTTCAGCTCAACCAGCTGCTTCTCGTAGTTCGAGACCTTGTCGTTGTGGTACTTCAAGCGGCCCAGGAGCAGCTCCTTGAGCTCGGTTCCCTTGACGTCAACGTGCAGACCTTCAATCAAATGTTCGCTCATGGCCTCGACTCTACACTAGCGAGAGATCATGTACAGCGTCCCGGATGTCCTTTCCGTCGATGGCGTCTCCGAGGCAGATCCACGGATCACGCTTCCGGCGGGCGAACATCTCCAGGCGCTGCGCCTCGGGAAACATCAGATCGAGGCGATCCTGCAGCCCTTCAGGTTTTCGAGAGTGGCCGAGGTTCGGCGCCATGATGACGGAGCGCTGCGAGTGGTCCTCCAGCCACGGATAGACTGTCTTTCCCGCAGTGCCGATCAGCACCAGTTCGTGAGACTGGCGAAACAGGCGGCCCATGCCGAATGCCAACGCATCGTTCGGATCTGTGTAGACCACGAGCTGCTTTTTGACCTGCTTGGGCTTCTTCGTCTTGACCCAAACGAACGTCTGCTTCAACTTGAAACCCCAGGCGTCCATCACCTTCAGCCCGTCGGGCAGCAGCGTCGACGGAACCCACAGTGCGAGGACGCAGCCGGCAGGATCGACGAGGTCGGGCACCCTGATGTCGCAGATCTCAGACAACGACATCGTCGAGTACTGTGAGATGGCTGACCGCCGCGTCGGGGACTTCATCTTCTTGAGGCCGTCTTCGAACGACCACGGCGGGTCAGAGACGATGACTTGGAATTTCACAGGACACCTGACCGTTCCATCGCGTCGAGGACGCGCTCATGGACCTCACTGCGAGTGCCCTTGTTGTCGATGAGCTCGTGGTTCCACGGGTGAGCCAGTGCCCAATCGTAGTAACCGCGGCGTACTGCCTTTTGCAGGTCGGTGTCGCGCTCATAGACGTCCTCGGTCTGATCGGTCAACCGGGGACCGTGCAGCACGATCGTCAGGTTCGGGTCCTTCAGCAAGAAGAGGAGGACGCGATTGAAAATTCTGTTGACGCCAGTGGCGTCGCCATAGACGATCGCTGACAGGCTCCAACGGTCGAAGACGACGTAGTCGTGGGTCAACCACAACCACACCAGGACCGTCGCCTGAAAGAAGAACTTGTTGAAGAACTGGACGAGCTGAAACAGGTTGGGCAGCGTCTTGGCGTAGCCACGCTTCAACATCCAGTAGATGAGGCGATACGTGCTGCCGTCGTTGAACGGCACCTCCACCAACGCCACCTTGTGACCTTCACTGCGAAGACGCTCGGTCAACAACCGAGTCTGTGTCTGCTTTCCTACCCGATCAGGGCCTTCAACGGCAACCAAGTTTGCGAACATGGTGCCATAGTACCCTCCGCGCAGTTCTCAGTTCACGGAACGTAGGCTACGGCGAAACCGTCGGCAATCATCTTGGCGTTGACGTCGACGGTCTCACCAGTCGCTACGCTGACGTAGTAGAGCTTGGCGACCCAGCGGCCGTACTTGTCCTTGCCCAACGAGTCGAGGCGAATGATTCCCATCTGAGCGTCGCCGAGCAGCGCCTCCAGGTGTGCCTTCGACGCCTTGCCTGCCGCCAACGTCTCGTTCTTCATTTCAGGAGCGTTGATGTCGGCGAGCCGGAAACGAACGAGGACGCTGACCATGAATCCGAGGTCGACCGACAGGTCAACGGTGTCACCGTCGACGACGTGGGTGACTTTTGAGGCGTACTGATACATGGCAGTACCTATTCAATCCCTCGCCAGCATCGCCTCGCGGAAGTTGTCCTCATGGGGCAGCTCTTTTCGTAGCTGAATCCATCCCTTGAAGTTGCCACAGAAGTTCTTCTGGGGCGTCATGTTGTCTCCGACGAATTCGCCGTGAGTGCCGTACTTGTACTCGCACTCGCTGCGGTTCATGGGACGTGCCACGTGTTCAAACGGGCTCATGTGACCTGAATACTGCAGCTTCGCCGCTAGGTCCAGGTCGGCCGACGGATCTCGACGACCGTCGTGGGTCAGGTACGACACCCGAGCGCAGCGACCGACGCTGATGCGGCACAGGTCGGCCATCGAGTAGCCTTCGCTCAGCAGCTGCGGCGCGTCGGGGAGCAGCGGCAGGTGCCACATGTCCTCGTCGAGCTCCTGGGGGACGCTCTGGTCGTAGACGGCCTGCATCCACTCGGCGGCGACCCGAATTTCGGGTTGAGCGTCGGGGTGACACCGCAGCGCGAAGAAGTTTTCCCACTCGGTCGCGGTGACGATGACAGTGTGCCAACAGAACGGTTCGATCAGGCGGTTGGCCAATTGCTTGTGGACGCCGCGGGCCGCCAACTGCCTGGCGCGATAGACGGCGTCCTTGCACGCCAACATCCATTCCTGTCGGGCCATGTCAGCGTCCTCTTCACTGAGGTTCTCACTGGCCTGCATGCCCTTTTGATTCTTGCCAAACACCTCCGGAACGAAGGGATCAGCTTCGACGGCGGCGATGCGCTTCTCGACGGGAATCGCCCGACTGGAGGCGCTGTTGCGACTGAAGACGCGGTGCGTGTTGAATTCCGCCAATACGATCCGAGGGAACGTCACCTCGATCGTCGTCAGCCGCGTACCTTGCTCCACGCGATTGGGCCACCTGTGCAGCGCAACGCTGTCCGCAAGAACTCTCGCTCCGTATGCCATTGGTTACCTCATCCCTCCGTCACGGGTTTTTCGTAGGCCCTTCTGTGGGCCGCTTCTGCCTTGTCGAGCAGGGCTCGCAGGCGGTCAAACTCTTCCGGCTTCACCATCGTGGTATCGTAGAACCCGTAGGCGACTTTGCGGCCGAACACGTACTTCAGTGCGTGCCAGGCGCGCTTGTACCACGGCTCCCACGCTCGAAGTTGGACCTCAAGCCAGAGGTCACCGTCCTTTTCGTCTAGGATGAAACGAAAGGTGTGACCGAAGTCACTACACTGACAATCAAAGTACGACGTCTCCATGTCGGAGAACAGTACTGTACGTCAGGTCAGTCGTTCATCAGCTCGATGAACTCGCCGATCAGCTGCTCAAACGCCTCGCGGTGCGTCCACACCTGCGAGCGGTCGCCGTCGGTTACCTTCGCCGATTTGCCGTCGGGATCGATTGCCACGCTCGCCTTGTCATTGGGCTTGAACTTGCTGATGCCCGTGGGAGCGTAGACCTTGCCTTTGATCCGCGTGTGGATGGGCGATGATCCGGTCACTGCCTTGCCCGTGCCGGTGCCGTTGTAGACCTTGTAAGTTGTTTTCGGACCTTTGGGCTTTTCAGCTTGTTTCGCAGGCGGTTGCGCCGCTTTTCCCGCGGGCGCGACGGGCGCGGGCTTTGCTGCGGCGGGTTTCGGTGCAGGGGCCGGAGCGGCCGCCGGCTTGGGAGTCGACGGCCGAGTGAAGTAGTCACGCGCTCCGGTTGAAAATCCGCCTGAACCATAGCTGCCGCCGAAGCCGTAGTAGCCTACGCCACTGCGGCGACCTGAGGAACCAGGCGACTCAATGGGCCTGCCGTTCGGGCTCTTCTTGGGCGGTGGCTTCTTGCCGGAGTCGTCCTCGTAAAACGAGCCGGGGTTGGCCCAGTTGGAGCTCATGAAGTCATCAGCCGCCTGCTGCGAGGGGAAAGGACCGTACGTCGTCGAGTCCTCATACTGTCCCTCGGGGCCGTAGTAATCGCGCTCCTCACCGTCCTCGTCGTACTCCGACTCGGGTTCCGGGTGGTCGGCCATGTCGAGGTACCACTTGCCGTCGGATGCCTTCCAAAATCCAGCGTAACGAGGCTGGCTCTCAAGCAGCAACGTCATCTTCTGCATCACACCCTCCTGATGAACTGGTACAGCTTATCTTCCAGAAGATCGTAGGTCTCGTCCTCCAACTCTTCGAGGACCAGGTTGGCCGCCGCGATGGCTTCCTTCTGACCTTCTCCTGTCTGGGACTTGTTCATCATGATGAACGTCTTGACGTGTTGACGGATCTCCTCTACGTACTTCGACGTCGCCTGTCGAAGTGCCCACTCGGGGACGCCGCGCATGAATTCTTCGCGGATCACCCGTCGGAGATCGCCGACGCGCATCTTCATCAGACGATCCTGTCGATGCCCTCTTCGAGCCACTTCTCGATGACCGACATCAGCTCGGCCTTCATCTCCTGGCCAGCCGCTTCACACGCCTTGCGAGCGCCTTCACGACCTTCAGGGGCAAAGCCGGCATCGTACATCTCCATCAGCCCTTCGACGAACTCGCCGACCACCGGGTCCAGCGCCTGGCTGAACAGCTCCTTGTGGGTGGCCTCGAAGTTGTGAGGCATCATGGGCTCTTCCTCGCCCATGTCGTAGCGGTTCTCAACGTCGTAGGCGCCGAACTTCTCGGTCATCTGGAACGGCTCGGGCTCACCGGGCTGCCTGCCCTGGATCGCCTCTCGGAGCAACGACCGCAGCTGCAGCTTGTTCAGCTTGACAGGCTTCTGATCGACCTTGCGAGTGATTCGTTCAGCCAGGCGGCGACCCTCCAGGGCACCTTGTACCTCTTCCTGAACGATGGAATTGATCTCCTTAGCCATGCGTGGAGTGAGCTTCATCGACGACACCTCTGGGCGATAAGTATCACCCGCACTTGCCGTTGCCGCAGCTCATACACGTGACGCAGCCCTGTTGATAGGCCAACTGGGTGCTACCACAGCTCGGACACGTCTTTTCGATAGTGACTTTGGTGCCATCCGCGATGTAGTTCTTCGCAAAAGTCCTGGCAATGACGCTGGAGAAGGAGAAGAAGTCGCTGTGCTTGTCCTTCCGCAGCTGCTCGACCAAGTACTGAATTGGGGCGCCGTGGCGCAGCGCCAACGAGATGGTCCGGGTCAGGGCACCGTGGTTCGGGTTGTCGAACATCTGGGCGATGTCCCTGAACATCAGCTCATCATCGTCTCCGATGGGGATGCGCAGGTTGTAGGTCGCCACGCCGTCCTTGTTCTTGCCGTTCTTGATGAGGGTGCCCTTCTTCGACTTCTTGGGGACCTCGACGTGTGCCGACAAGCCCGCAAAGATCTCGTAGGGACGGTCGTTGAGCAGCCCGACCAGGACGAGGTAGTTCTCGCCGCCCACCGTCGCGCGGTGGATGTCGCATTCCAACTCCTTGGGTCGCTTGGGGGCGTGGGTCTCAACAATTTCCAGCGGCTGACCTTGTGCGTCCGTTTCCTTGACGATGACAGCGTCACGGGAGCCAATGCGATAGATGGTGACGCCCTTGCAACCCGTTTCCCAACCGTGGAGGCACAGCTTCTCGACCGTCTCTTCGGACACGTCCTTGGGCAGGTTGGTCGTGTTGCTGATGCTGTGACAGATCCACTTCTGCGCCGCAGCTTGGATGTCAATCTTCTTGAGCCAATCGATTTCTTCGACGGTCGAACCGTGGTACGGCGACTTCTCGACGTCTGACTCACCCGTCACTTCCATCCATTTGCTGACGCCGTGGTGAAAGACGTCGTAGTACTGCCACGAGTCGCCCTTCTTGTCGACTTCATCAACGCGGGCCTGCTTGTCGCTGGGATTGATCTTCCGCTTGCGGCGTGCCTTGACGAAGAGGACGGGTTCGCAGCCCGACGTGGTCTGGGTCTCGATTGACGTTGAGCCCGCCGGCGCTGTCGTCGTGTTGGCGATGTTGCGACGGCCGTACTGCAGGTACTCCTGCTGCAGCTCCGGGTCAACTGCCATGATCTGCTTGATGAAGACGTGATTCTTCTCCACGTCATGTGAGAAGATGGGAAACGGCCCGCGTTCCTTCGCCATCGTCACGCTGGAGCGATACGAATTCACCGCCAGCGCCTTGTAGATTTCCTCAGTCAACGCGATGCTGTCGTCAGAGCCATATGCCAGGCCGAGGTAGGCGAAAGTGTCGCCCAGCGCCGTCAGGCCCAAGCCTGTGCGGCGGCCGTTGACAGCGGCATTGCGAATCTTCTTCCACAGTTCCTTCTCAAGGCGCTTGATGTCGGCGGGCTCTGGGTCTGCCTCAATCTTCGCCAAGATGCGATCCACCGCCTCCAGCTCGAGGTCGATGAGGTCATCCATCATGCGCTGTGACTTCTGGACGACGGTGCCGAACGCCGCATAGTCGAAGCGCGCCTTCGATGTGAACGGGTTCTTAACGAACTTCGCAAGGTTGATGAGCAACAGGCGGCAGCTGTCGTATGGCGACAGCGTGATCTCACCGCATGGATTGGTCGACACGGTGCCGTAACCGAACGCAGCGTAGGCGTCGGCTGGCGAGCGTTCCTGGATCGCATCCCAGAACAACATGCCCGGTTCTGAGCAGTCACGCATCGCCTTAACGATGTTGAGCCACACTTCCCGCGCATCAACTTCCTGTTCGATGATGTGCGGCACGTTCGGGTCGACCGGAAAGCGCTGCTGGTACTTGTCGCCGCGCTTGACGGCGTCCATGAACTCGTTGGTCATCCGAACGGAGACGTTGGCGCCAGTGACGAGATTTCGATCGCGCTTGATGTTAACGAACGTCAGCACTTCAGGGTGGTGAACAGAGATCGTCAACATCAAGGCACCGCGGCGGCCGCCCTGGGCCACTTCACGGCACGTATTACTGTAGCGCTCCATGAAAACGCCAAGACCGTCCGTGGTGCGCGCGGCGTTGGCTGCGGGCAATCCCTTCGGCCGAATGGTCGACAGGTCAAAGCCCACGCCACCACGACGCTTCATGATTTGGACCTCTTCCTGGTCCGTCTTCATGATGCCGCCGTACGAGTCATAGGGAGACTCGATGACGAAGCAATTGGACAGAGACTGGATCTGGAACGGGTTGCCGATCGCAGACATGGGACTGCCTTGCGGCACCACGCGCCAATCCGCCAACAGATCGAAGATCTCGTCTTCGGTCATCGGGTTCGGGTACTTCGATTCGGCACGAGCAAACTCACGAGCCAGACGGCGGTGCATGTCCGTGGGCGTCTTCTCGTAGATGTTGCCCTTCAGGTCTTGAAGGGCGTACTTGCCGGCGAACACGTCGGCGGCCAGCTCGTCCCCGCTGAAGTATTGAACCGATGCATCCCTTACTTCATCGTAGGCGTACGTCTTCATCTAGATCGCTCTCTCCTGAACTTCCAGCAGCAAAATTCGCAGGGAGCCGCTGGGCCATGCGCGGCTCAGTTGTGTGCAGGTCATAACTATTCGCTCGAACCCTTGGGTTCGTCGGACCCGTCGCTGGGGGTTCCGCTGCCGAGAGAGGGATCGCGCTGTAGCTCATTCCACTTCTGCTTGAGCGCTTTCTTCATCACCTTCTCGTCGTCCTTGGCGGTGTCCTCCGGGCTGGCGGCGCGCCCGGCGATGGCGAACTTGCTGCGGGCTGTGTCAATGTGGACCGGATAGACGATGCCGTCGCGCCCGGCGCGGTTCTTGGCAATGAACAGCCTCCCCTGACCGTCCGATTTTTCGTGGGCCTTTCTGGAGATGCTGAGCACCACGTCCGCGACCATCGCCTTGCCGTAGGCCTCGCTCATGTTGCCCAGGTCGACGACTTCCTGGTTGGCGCCCTCTTTGTTGGACTGCGACGCCGTCCAGATGGGCAGCATCTTCTCACCGGCAAAACCACGCAGCTCCTCGTAGATCAACTTCAGCTCGTGCCGAAGCGAGTCGTACTGTCGCGTTGAACGCATGATGTCAGCGTAGTCGATGATGATGACGCCGGGTCGGAAGCCCTTCAGGTCGAGTCGCTCGATGTGGCTACGCAGCGTGTAGATCGTCGCCGTGTTAGTCGGGAACTCCTTGATCATGAGCCGACCCAACTTCATGTCCTTGTATTGGGAGATGACGGAGTCCTTCTTGTCGATGACGTCGTTGGAGTCCACATCACACAGGTTGGAGTCGTACCGACGACCCACTGCGGCCTCCGACAGCTCGAAGGTGTAGTGCAACACGTCGATGCCAGCGCGGAGGGCGTTGCAACCCAGGAAGGTCAACATGTGGCTCTTGCCCACGCCGGTGGGCGCCACGATGACGCCGATCTCTCCGGCGCCGAGGCCACCGTTGAGGATGTCCTTGCGGTCGAGCTCGTCGAGGCCAGTGGGCACACAGTTGCGCTGGAGGCGGGTGAACCGGGCGTCAAAGTCGGCGAAGAAATCGTGGCCCAGCTGCGGCGTGGTGCCGACGCAGACCGCCTTCTTGATACCTTCAACGATCTGCTCATACTTCTCGGCAGCGATGTCGTCGACGGCATTCTCCAGCGCCTGCTTCAACGCCTGCTTGCGGCAGAAGTCGAGTGCCTTCTCTTTGACGTAGGCCAGGTCGCCCGGATCGGGATTGGACCGCATCCGTTGGAGGTAGTCGATGATCTGGTCACGCAGGATGATGTCCGTACCTGCCCTCAGCTCATCACGGATGATGGTGACCAAAAGCTGCAGCGTGGGAAAGACCTTGTATTTCTTGGCGTGACCAAAGTAGCGGTCCGCCAAGAACTGCAGGTACCTGAGCTCAAAGTACTGGACGTCAAAGACCTCCAACATCTGCTCGGCCCACGGCCGGTCGGAGAGCAAGGCTTGCATGATCTTCTCTTGGAAGCTCTTGCCATAGGTGCCAAAAGACGCCTTGGCGCCCGGTGCTGCGGTTCGCTCGTCACTCATCATTTCTCCTGTCAGAAGCTGAGGCCTTCAATGCAGTGGAAGGCGTAGAAGAAGTTCTCAACGTCAAAATCGTTGACGCCCTCTTTGATCATCTGTTTGACCATGCCGATTCTGTCCACGTGGGGCGAAAACGCCTGAACTGCGTGGTCAATCTTCGCAGCCTGTTGCGCGGAAAGCATGGATCCGTCAAGGTACACCAAACGCCAGTTGCGTTTCACCTCTTCTTCGTGCTCGAGGACCCGCCGATAGATGACGCTCTCATCGGCATGGGTGTGGCAGTAGTCGAACACATCCTGCAGCACGACATCACCTTCTGGTTGGCCGAGGAACGGGAACAACTTGGCGACTGTCTTGAAGCCGAGGCCCTTGACGCCAGGCACGTTGTCAGAATTGTCGCCACACAGCGCTTTGGCGAGGGCGAAGTTCTTCGACTGAACTCGGAACTCTTCCATCACCTCTACCGGCGTGACGTACGTCTTCTTGTGCAGGCTGTACAGCTTGGTGTCTTCGTCGAGCAGCTGGTACAAATCCTTGTCCGATGACACGATGATTTTGGGTGAGCCTCTCATCGGACCGCGGCATAGGTAGGCGATGACGTCGTCACCTTCACAGTCAGACGCATACAGCTGACAGACTGGAGCACACTTGATCATCGCCAGCAGGGCAATCTGTTGGTGCCTGCGGTTCTCCTCGGTGTCTGGGATGTCGTCCTCGTAGAAGCGGTTCAATTTCTCGGGCCTGCGGTTCAGCTTGTACTCGCTGAACAAGGCCCGCCGTCTCGATGAACCACCGCCTTCCCAGGCCACATAGACAGCGCTGGGGGAGCACTCCGACACGATCCGTCGCAGGGTCTTCAGGAAGCCGATGGCCCCGCCCATCTGGTACCCGTGAGATGACATCGTGGGGTATGCAGAATAGGAGCGAACGAAGAGGTTCATCGCGTCAACGATGAGGACTGGACGCGGTGGTGACATGGTGTTAAGGGTACTTCTGATCTGTAGCACAGTACATGAGAGCCTACTTAGCTGAATGAGCAGCGTGCTGCGCGAGTACATCTCCATGTTGGTGGGAGAGATCCGGTCGACCAAGAAAGGCAGTGCCTTCGGCGACAAGTTCAACATGAAGAAGTTCGAATCGCTCGACAACCCGAACATGCTCCTGGCGTACGCGGACTCCTTCCTCCAGAAGCTGGGCCAAGGGTCCTCCCGCGCCGCCTACGTCTTCTCGTCGCGGTACGTGCTGAAGATCGCGATCAATAACAAGGGAATCGCGCAGAACGAGACTGAAGTCCAAGTTGCCACTAACCCGGAGACCAAGGCGATCATCGCCAGGGTGCACAAGGCCGATCCTGACAACAAATGGGTCATCTCTGACGCCGTTCGAGAGCTGAAGAACGAGAAAGAATTCGCTGACGCAACTGGGCTCGATTGGACGACCTTCATCAAAGAGGTCAAAGCCTTGTTCAAAGGTGAACCCGTCGAAGATCCGTCTGAGATGGCTCAAGCGATGGCGGCAACGATGAAGGCCAACGACCTCATGTTCGGCGACATCAAAGAAATCACCCACTGGGGCAAGTCTGCCGATGGGCGTGTCGTCCTGTTGGACTACGGCTTCACCGGTGAGGTCTTTGAGAAGCACTACTCGCAGGACCGGGCTCGCAAGACAGCACCGCCCGACGCCGCGACTGTCAAGCCAGGCGCAACCAACGCTGCAAATGCAAAAACGGCCAACATCGGACCCAAGAAGGACTCGGGTGACATGTCGACCGTTCCTGATCGCGCCAAGAAAACTGCGTAGGCTAGACAAGCCTGACGTTGCCGTACATCGTCTTGTCGACGCCGTCCATGACGTCATAGTTGCAGACGAGTCTCACCGTATCATCGCTCATGATCTGATGACGGTGTAGCCTGAACAGTTCAAAGTTGGCAACGGGCTCAGATACGTTCTTTGCCCTCAGGTCGTCCTCAGAAAATTCAGTGGATGGCGACCATAGTGCCGACAATTCGAACAGTTCGATCACTTTGGGTGAGGCGTAGACGTCACAGGACAGTAGCTTCGCCCTACCGTACTTGCCGAAGGTGCCGTTGGTCAGCCCCTGCTTGCACTCGTTGACGGCATCGACCAACTTTTCGACGTTCGATGACACCTTCCACTCAACGGTGAAGTCCATGTCACGCCCTGCCCGTCGACCCGAATCCACCGGCGCCCCGGTCAGTGATGCTCAGCTCTTCAACGTCTTCGAAGACGGCTTGAACAACTGGTGCGATGACGATCTGGGCGATGCGCTCACCCTTTCGGATCTTGTAGTCGCTGGTTGATGTGTTGAACAGCAACACGCCCAGTTCGCCGCGGTAGTCGGAGTCCAACGTGCCTGGAGCGTTGAGGACGGTGATGCCGTGTGACAGCGCCAGGCCCGATCGAGGTCGGATCTGACACTCGTAGCCCGGCGGCACTTCAAGGTACAGGCCCGTGCTGACCAGACAGCGCCCACCCGTGCGAATGGTGACGTCTTCGGCCGAGCAGACATCGGCGCCAGCCGCCCCCACCGTCTTGTAGGCGGGGGTCGGCAGCTCCTTGTCCTTCTTTTTGACCTTGACCTTGACGTCAGTCATCGGCCAAGCCCTCGTCATCTTCATCATCGTCGGGCGACTCACCTTCGCTAGCGGGTTCGCCGCCAGTGTCAGTGGTGTACGCCGCATCGATGGCCTTGTCGACGAAAACCTTGTACTGCGGGTCCTTCATGATGCTGTCGAAGTCGCTCTTGTAGAACTTCTTCTCGGCGTAGACTTCGCCCGTCGTCACGTCACTGACGATGAGCTCCTTCCACGACGACGTGCCAGCGATCTTGACCTCGACCTGCGTCTTGTTGCCCTTCGCGTCGACGTGGTCCATGATGACCTTGTTCTTATCGCAGAAGGAACGAACCTCATCGAAGATGAACTCGTGTTCGACGATTCCTCGGCCGAAGATGATGTCGAACTCGCACTTCCTGAAAGGCGGACCGACCTTGTTCTTCTTGATCGACACCGTCACGTGGATGCCGATGATGTTGCCCTTGTTGTCCTTGACCGGCGAACCAGAGCCCAAGCGGACTCGAACGCTGGCATGGAATGGGATCGCCTTGCCGCCCGGCGTGGTGAGCGGGTCACCGTGCATGACTCCGATCTTTTCGCGGAGCTGGTTGAGGCAGACGAGGGTGACGTTGTTCTGACCGACGACGCCGGTCACTTTGCGCATGCCCTTGCTGATGACGCGGGCCTGCAGACCGACAGTGTTCTCGTCGTAGTCGCCCTCCAGCTCCTGCTTCGGAGAGGATGCCGCGACGGAGTCCCAGATCACGAGGATCGGGATGTCCTTACTGGCGACCTGCTTCGCCTTGAGGATGGTCGATTCGACGATCTTGAAGACCTCTTCGGTACAGTGGGTGTCACAGTAGACGAAGCGCTTCTTGACGTCGATGCCCATCGTTCGCAGCTTGTCGACAGGAGTCGCGTTCTCGGTGTCGATGTAGACGACCAGGCCACCCATCGCCTGGACGACGGCTGCGGCATGGTACGCCAAGTGCGACTTGCCCGATGAGGGCAATCCCGAAATTTCGATGATTCGCCCCTCCGGATAGCCACCTCCCATGGCGTTGCGGATGGCGTAGTTGAGTTGGATGCTACCGCTGTCGACCCACCGCTTGACGATAGTGGGTGCTTCGGATTCGCTCAGGTTGTACGCCACCCTCATACCGAACTCTTTGTTGAGATCCTTGATGAGGGTCACCGTCAGGTCATCGACCTCGGCGGCCCCCTTCTTGGATTTCTCAACTGAGTCGGCAGGGGCGACTTTGGTTGTCGCCTTTGCCATGTGTTACCCTCAGTCGTCCTGCATCAGTTCGTCGAACGCAGCGTCGAGGTCCTTCTTGGTGTCACCCTTCGGTGCCTCTTCGTCCATGTCGACATCCGCAGCCTTCTTCGCCTTGCGGCCGTTCGCCTTCGCAGGCGCAGCCTCGGCCGTCGGAGCAGACGGCTTGGTTTCCGCCTTCACCTCGTTGACGAGCTTGTCGAGCTCATCGGTGCCCTTGTCGGCGCCGCGAGCCGTGCCATCCGACGCCTCAGCCACAGCGTCACCGCCGTTGAGCCAGTTGTTGAGGATGGTCTCGATCTCCTGCTCCGTCTTCAGACGGTACATGTCGTCGATGTTGGGCACGCCGTCGAGCCACTTCTTCGCGGCCTCGCCGTCGTTGGACAGCTTGCTCGGCCGACGGGCGGCCTCAGCCTCGGTGTCCATGAACTGCTTGCCAGCCTGCTGCTTGATGCTGACGTTGATGTCGAAGCCCTCGGACGGATCGAGGATGTCACCCACCTCCTCGTTGAGGAAGTAGCCGAGCAACTTCTGGTAGATCTGCTTGCCGAAGCTCCAGACCTGGACGCCCTTCGCCTCTTCACCGCGAACGATGACGGGCATGTAGGCACGCATTTTCGGCTGCAGCTTCTTGGCGAGGAGCCGGTCATCCGGCTTGCCCGAGCTGTACAGCTTGTTGATGAGGTTCTTGATCGGGTCCGGCTTGCCGAACTGGTGCGGCGCCAGGATGCCCGGGCCGTTGCCGATGTAGTAGAACCAACGCTCGATGAACGGTTGGCCTTCGGGAGCGTTCTTCCACGGAAGACCACGGACCTTGTACTCACCCACGCCCGGCTTCCACAGCTGGACGTTCGAGTTGCGGCGGTTGCCACTGAGTTCCTGAACACGGCGACGGATCGCCTCGAGATCTACTGCCATTTTGCTTTCCTCTTTCCTTTTTCCTTACCTTGCAGGACGCGTCATTGAACTGCACCTGCGCAGTTCTAGCAACGTACTGCGAAGCCTATGCAAAGTTCACGGTGGCGTGAACGTACAATTCCCTACCAACTGCGCAGAACATGCGGTGGTTTGAGTTACTTCCGCTTCCGACGCGACGCGTTCTTTTTGCGTCCAAGCTTGTCGAGATCCATGCCGAGCGGGGCACTGTAGCCCATGATCGCTCCGACACCGGAGAACTCTTGTACGTTCTCAGCCTCATCCTCTGAACCTTCTTCCGAATCCGTGGGCGACATCAGCTGCTGCGGCACCCTTGCCAGGTGCGCCTCATCCAACGTCAATCGAATATACCGCATGAGCAGCGTTTTGCTCATGGATCTAAGTATCCTCGACTAGGGCAAAATTCCCTTCTCTTGCTTCGTCGAGATGAGATCTGCCATGTGCACGACGTCGGCTAGCATCGGCTCCTTGAGCTTGTATGAGCCGTTGTCGTCGGAGTACTGACCGTCATTCAGGCGAATCGCCAGGAGCTCCTCACGCTTCAACTGGAGACCGAAGTGCTGGCACAGGAAGATGCCGCGGTCGGGCACCGTCATGTACTGGATGTCCTTGTTGTAGGTGTAGAGCTCACCGAGCTTGTCGGCCCGCCATCCGTCGGTCTGGGGGATGTAGTAGTCCTTCTCGTGGTCGCCCACCTTGCCCAGGTCGTGGAACAGGCAGCCGATGATCAGCGAGTCTTTGGGGATTTCCCAGCCGAACGCCTTCGCCAACCTCATCGCATTGCCGAGGACCCGGAGCGAATGGTCGACCAGGCCGCCCGGAAAGCAGTTGTGGTAGTCGCGCTTGCCCGAAGCCGGACAGATCGCGAGGCGCTCACCCAGAGAATCGACCATCCGAAGCGCCGCTTCCGAACGATCTCCCAGCCGCTCACACAGTGAACGGAACTTGTTCCAGTTCTGCTCGATTTCCTCGGGCGTCAGCTCTTGAGACATGTAGAACCCTACCTCTCACCCTTCTGTTGTACACGGTGGGACGCGTTCTGTTCTGAGCGGAAAGGCCTGAACGTACCCCTTGACTTTGACCGACTTGACATTGTCGATGTACTGCAGGTGTTCCTTCGGCACGTCGAGGAATAGGCCGTCGTGGAGCACGAACAGAGGCCTGACGCTGGGCGCCTCCGTCTTCATCTGTTCCACCAGCGTGGAGAATCCCATCAGTGCCACGTCAACGCCGGATGACTGCGCATAGTAGTTGATGAAGACGTGATCCAACGGTTCATCGACGGTGATCTGACGACCGTAGCGGTTGGTGAAGCGGCCCGACTTGATGAACTCGTCCTTGATGCGCTTCAGCAATTTCTCAGTCTGGAAGTGCTGCTTGACGCGCCGCATGAAGCTGTTGAGCTCCTTTTCTTTGATGCCCAACAACCGGCCCAACGTGTACTTGCTGCTGCCGTACAGCTCGCAAAGGACGGCACCCTTGACGGCCTTCCGATCGTAGCCCAACTCCTTGGCGATCATGCCGTACAGGTCGGGTTCATCGCACCGGCGGCCGGCCTCGTACAACAACACCCTCGCTTCCAGCGCGGCGAAGTCAATGATGACGATTTCACCTCCCTGGGACGACGGCTGGATGATGCCGCGGTACTCCTTCTTGAGGGTCAGGATCATGGGCCCGGATGTGACCGTCAGGCGTCCCGTGAGCGCCCCAAACCGGTCATACTGCACCGTGTCAGTGAACCCTCCTGGGCCCGGCCTGAAGCTCTGGACCGAGGCCACGTTACCCACCCTGGCGTCCATCAGGCCCTGCCAGGTCGGGACATCGATCCGTGCCGGGAGCAGGGACCGAAGGATGCCGTTTCCGGGCACCCAGGTGCCCCTGTAGTAATTCGTCGGCAGGCTATCCATGGCCACAGCCACTTGGGACACGAGGGCCCTCACGAAGTCACGGTGCGTCTTCCCAGGCATGGCAAAGCGCCAGGGGACCGGACCCTGGTAGTTCGATCCCGACAACAGCGGTTCCATCGCCGTCACGAACCGCTGGGGAGGTCGCAGGTCGACGGTCACGTTGCCCAGGCGCAGTAGGGTGTCGAGGCACCAGTCCGAGTCTCGCTTGATCTGACCCGACAGGTGCCACGTGTTGGCGGGAACTGCCGACTTCCACGTGAAGTCCTCGCCTTTGCAGACGAGGTGCTGTTCGGTGCCCAGCAGGTCAGCGTCAATGCAAAAGCGTACCACGCTCCGATCATACGCCGATCAGCGCGGCGTCTACACTACTTCGGCTTCTTGGGAATGTCAGACGAGATCGACTTCAGGTAGTCGAGGATGTTCGGCGCGCCTTCGAAGACGCCGTACGCATCGGAGTAACCGAGCGTCCACTGGGTCTCGTACTTGCCTGCGGCAAAAGTGTGGGTCAGGCCGGTGACGATGTAGAGGTTGTCGACCGACGTGCCGGTGTTGAAGTCGATGAAGTACTGCTGGGCCATCGTCGCCAAAGGACAACCCAACGTCGTCATCGTCAGCGCCGCCGGGATGACGCGCAGCGGGATGCCGCCTTCACCTGAGCCGTTGGGCGCCGCGGTGTTCTTGACAGTGTTGCTGCGCAGCATGTTGACGGTGCTCAACAGGGGATCTGCCTTCGATGTCAGGTTGGCTGAGATGACAGTGGTACCATTGGCGCCGTAGGTGATCGTCGGCATCAAACGCGACACTGCGTCCTTGACCTGGCGCGCTGTCGTGAACGACGCCATCCTGACGTTGCCCGTCTTGGGATCAGTGTCGGCCTCGATGTTCATCGCTGCGAAGAACTGCTGCAGCTCCGTCATGTCGCTCTTGACGAACTGCTTGGCGTACTCCGTCGATGGAACCTGCAGGAAGCCACCGCCGCCCGTCGACCGCAGCAGTTGAGTCGCTGCAACTGACGGCGACACCTGCTTGTCGTAAATGTGGATGCGCATGATGCGTTGGAGCTTGCCGGCTTTCAACTCATCATCGACGACGAGGGTCGCATCCTTGGCTGAGTATGCCAAGGCGTGCAGGATGTCTGAGTCGCCCGCCTCCTTAGGACGCTGGTGCGACGTCTCGATGTACATCTCGATGACGGGCTTCTTGAAGGCACCGTACTTCTTGGACTGCGCCGCGAGAGCGTTCTCCAGCTCCTTCTCGCCGTCCTTCTTGACCTGAGCATCCTTGTTCTTGGGATCGTACGGCTGGTAGACGCTGCGCAGGCCGTAGCCGATGGCGCGGTTGTCGAGGACCTGAGCGTTGATGACCAGGCCCAAGAACTCCTCGAGGGTGATGCGCTCACCGCCGCGCTTGACGATGTGGTCTCGGTACTGGTCGAGGAACGTCGACATGTCGATCGGAAATTCAGCGATGCTGTGACTGCTGACTGGACCGCACTGGCTGTTGAGCGCGTAGAAGAAGACCTGCAGCTCATCGACGATGCCAGCGTGGGCCACGCAATCGGTCGCAAAGACGCTGAACAACTTGCCGAACGACACCGCCTTGGGCTTGAAGGCCTTGACAGTGGTGAGAGGAGCCTGGTTGTACTTCTTGATCTCGTTGGCGAGGTCAGTCGCCAGGTCCTTGCCGTTCTGAGCGCCGGCATTCTTCTCTTCCGACGGCAGGAACGGGTCAGGACCCGTCAACATCTCATCGAACTTCTTCTTGACGGTCGCCGTCGCCTGATTCTCAATCCGATCCTTGAGGCTGAACTTCGTCTTGCTCTGGTCGGATGCGTAGAGCTTGTCCAGCGAGTCAAACAGCTTCTTCACCTCATCAGGATCGGGCTGTCCCTTCTTGGAGAATGCTGACCTCAACGAAGCAACGGCTGCATGGACGTCAGACGGCTTCATGTCGGGGAACTCACCGACCTGTGCAGCGTCGAGCACTTGGTACGCGCGAATCTCCTTGTTGATGCCTTCGGGCGGGTCCAACTTCAGCTTCTTGCGATAGAGCGAAATGTCTTCCGCCAACTTCTTGATGTCTTCGACGGTCTTCGCTGCATCGCCAAAAGTGTCAGTGATTTTCATCGTCCTCATCTCTGACACGCCTTTGGTGTAGAGCTCGAGGTTGATGGTGACCTGTCCCACCTGATCAAAGCTGAAGCTTGAGTTGATGACGCCGTACGCTTCCCGCATCAACATGTTGTTGTTGATGAAGTCGGTGTACGTCAGCATGCCGGGATCGGTGTTCGTCCGGGGCGCGCGCCAGCCATACGTCAACCAGACCGTCACATTGGAGTACGACTTGGGGCGAATGAGGTCACTGATTTCAGCGAGGCGCGACCGATCGTGCAGCTTGATCACCAAGTGCGCCTTCTTGTAGGTGTACATGCCGACGGCCGGAGTCACCGTCACCGTTGCGCTCTCAAGAGACGCAAAAGGCCGGAACGGATCGAGGACGTCAGTGTACCGACCGATGAAGGTGTCCGATGAACCTGGCGAGACGTTGGGCGTGGGATTGACCAGCGTCTGCGGTGACGTGAACATCTCCATGCCGAAGAAGTCGTATTCCTTGTCGTCCTTCTTGTTGGACTGGCCTTCCAACATCGCCTTGTTGGCGCCTTCCAACGATTCCTTCTTCTCGGCTCCGAGCAGGAACTTCAACTGGCTCGTCGTCTGGAGGTAATCGCTTGAGTCCTTGGCGACCTGAAATTCGACTTCCAGGTACGGCGACATCTGAGCGATGACGATCGACGGCATCGCGTTGAGGAAGGTCTCAATTCGCTTCGTGTGCCGCTTAGACGGGTGGAAGAACGGAGACCGGCTCAACATGTACATCACGTCGAACTTGTCCGGTAGCTTCAGGTCTTTGCCGACCATCTCCTGAAAATCGGAGACGTCCTTTGGCTTACCGTCCTTGCCGATCGCCTTCTTGATCGTCGGATCGGCGAAGCTCAGGAAGCCTTGGGTGCTGTAGAAGTCAAAGAACAGGTTGAGTTCCTTGGAAGTGACGGCGCTGCCTTTCGTCTGGACCTCTTCCAGCGCAGACTTCAACTCCGCCGTGGTCAGTACGCCACGACCATCGTTCTCCAAGATCTTGGCTAGCAGCGCAAACTGATCGTTGTACGAGTCTGCGGAGCCACCCAGGTTGAGCTTCTTCTTGCCTGCCAAGTCGGCAGGCGATAGCATCTCGAAGATTGACTCAAGTGTCTTGAACTCACCTGCCATGCATCACCCTACGAGCGCAGCGATCTGTGATAGTTGTGGCACCTTCAGCACCGTGCCGGGAGGAACTTGCAGCCCCCAACCGATGTCACTGCATGCCGCCAACACCCACCAATAGCGGCCGTCGCCGTAGAGATTGCCTGCGATAGTGTCCAGGCGTTCTGCGCCACGAACGATGACCTCACGCGTGTTGATTGTACCGTTCTTGATGGCAGCGCGGATCGCTTCAATGGCACGGGCTGTGCCGTACTGGGCGCCGAGGTTCAAGATGGGGGCTCGTGAGTACCTGCTGAATGCCATGTGTCACCTCACTTCGGTTCCGAACGTGGAGCAAGTAGGCCCACTGGGTAAACAGGAGCCCGATTAGTGCCAAAGTGATCCAAGCCGGGAGCGATGTCGTGGATCGGCGAGAAGGCGAGCGTGACCTTGCACATCTTGGGAACAATGCGGTCCTTAAACTGCGTTTCCCACGTCACCTTGTCGTACCAATCGAAGCTCATCGTGTCGATGAAGCCAGCAAGGCCCTTGCCGCCAGCATCCTTGAAGGATTTGGCGACAACGTTCTTGGCGGGATCCATGAAGTCAGTCAACGGCTGCACGAAGGCGTCATTCTCAGCGATGCCGACGATCTTGTCGACGACCTCATCACGAGTTTTCACCGTCGGCTGCAGGTTCTTCTTCGGGAAAACGTACTGGCAACCGATGACCTTCAACAACTTCTTGTCGTCGCTGCCATACTCCGCCTTGATGCTGTCCAGCTTGTCCGCAAGGATCGACATGATCTCGGGATCGGTTGACAGCTGCACTTCACCGAGCACATTTCGGTCGTCAATCTCCTTGACAATCTTGATCTCAAAGAAGTCAGGCACGCCCGTCGGAGTGAACGACTTGGAGCCTTCAGCACCGCTGCTGCTACCTCCCAACGGATTGGGAATCGCAATCGCGGACTTCTCGTCCTGCGCAACATACGTCACGCCTTGCTGAGCGATGAACAGCTTGCCTGCTTCCTTCTTGGCATCATCAAGTGCAATGGGCAGCGTTGCGGTCAACACGTCCTGGTCAAACTTGTCAAAGTTCGAGAACTTCTGGCCACCGACAGTGAAGTTGGTGTTGCCCAAACCGAAGAGGCGTGCCAAGTTGAACCGCGAGTAGTTCGACCTGAAGAGGTCGCCAAGGCGAAGACGGATCAGGGGCGATGCACCGATCAATTGGCTGAAAGGTTGAGTGAAGACGAACTGCTTGCTTTCGTCCGTCAACTGCTTGCCCGACGTAAACTGCGGATAGACCAGCGTGACCAACTTGTTGATCTTGACGTACATGTCGTCAAGGTCTTCGGACGACGTGGCGATGATGTAGAAGCTGACGCCGATGCGACGCGAAGTGCTCTTGTAGATCTTGACCGGTTCGACGCGGCCGTACGCATCGATCGATTCATAGTTGGCGGTGTAGTCGTCGTTCAGCGACGTCAAGAAGGCGTGAAAGGCGACAATTTCATTGGTACGAATGTCGTGGAAGTAGAACGGCACGTATTCCGCCTCCAGCGACTTCTCAAACAGCGCCGAAGTGTCCGGATCAATGCGGGGCACTGCATCCTGCTTCGTCACCTGTGAATAGAGGCGATTGTCGAGGTTCTGAGTGCCGGCCCAAGGATCGTACGAACCGATCTTCTTACCCAACCGCGACACTGCAGCAATCTGCGCAGGCACCAGCAGCTGCGCCGGGGCGCGGTTTGACGCCCACGCTAGCTTCAGTGAGTTAGGGCGCCGGTTGCGACCGATGACAGAATCGACGCTCGACGTGTCAGTCTGTGAGATTTTGGTGCTGCCCAGCGCATCCGGGTCGGTCCAGTTTTCAGGAATCGACAGGATCGAATCACCCAATTGGGCGAAGACGTTGCACGCTGAGATGATCTTCGAGGCCCGCAGCACCTCAATCAGGCCCATGATCTGCTTGATGATGTTGAGCGGGTTACCGCCAATCTTCTTGATCTGATCGACGATCGTCAAGCTGGAACGGATGATGGCGCGGGCGACGATGGCGTTGAATCCCGCGTCCGGGCCCAACGCGTCGGTGACAGCTCCTGCCAACTGTCCCAGAACACCGCCAGAATCATCAATGCCGAAGAAGGCGTTGGCTCCCTTTTTCAGGCAGTCGCCGAACGGATTGTTGGTCTTGTGAATGCCCAGCAGCGAGCCAATGTCAAGCGAGAGGAGCGCGGTCGCTGCTCCGAGCAGGCCTCCTCCCGACTCCTTGGGCTTGGCGTAGTACTGGCCCAAAGCGTAACGACCCTGTGCATCGTGCGTTGCCGCTTTCGACGACGGAGTGATGAGTCCCAGGATGAGGCTGAACAGGTCGATGACGAGCAGCAGGCCTGCAATCAAGGCGGCCGACAGCGCGGCCATGCCCAAAGCGGCGATGCCTGAGTACTGGTCCTCAGTGTTGTTGAGCGCGCCCCACGACAGACTGCCTGGGCTGATAATGTTAGCGTCAGGCGGTTCATCTGTCGTCAGTGCATCGAGGACGTCCTTGGCGTTGAGGACGATCTCATCAACGCGGCTGACTGCCAACTGCGCTACGCCCGGCAACAGCGACTTGGCGGCGAGACCGCCTGAGTTCGGGTTAGCACCATCATCAGTCGCGCCTAGCTCAATGCCGGCGCGCATCGTCAGGATTGGACCGACAGACGCCAGTTGACCTTGAGTGATCGCCTTCGCTTTGGGATCGTACTGGCCTTTCGTTCGCTGGTCGGTGACCTTGACGCCGAAGGAGTTCGAGTCCAACGTCGCCGCATCAGTGAAACGATTCTTGCTGAGGACCGCTGAACGGTACGACTTGATAGGCTCCGCATCTCCGCCCTTGAGCAGCTCATGGCCGTCACGCAATTGTGCGGAGGCCTTTCCCTTTTTGATCTTGGGCTGGATGACTGGAAAGTCAACGGAGTACGGATCCGGGGGCGTGGGTGCAAAGGCCGCAGTGTTGGTGACCGTCTTCGGCAGCGGCGACGGGTTACCCTTGTCGCCCGACAACTTGATCTCATTGAAACCTGAGTCGATGGCGTATGCATTGGGCACGCCAAGGGTGTTGTTCTCCAGGTCGGGAGGTGTCTGACCCTTCGTCAGATTACTGAGGTAGTCAGCCAGCGTCGTCTTGGTCGGCTTTGACAGGTCCTTGACGCTGTGATCGACCTTGATGTCACCCGGTGATGAATCCCCCTGTGCACCGCCTTGGCCATCCGGCACGCCAACATCGTACGTGTAGACCTTGCCAGCGAGGTTGAATCCGCCGGTGCCAGTCTTGATGCTGCCGCTGTGGATGGGTTCGGTCATGGGTTACTCGTGCGAACCCGAGGTTTCAGGCACGCTATCGCTAAGTACTTCACGGCCTTCGACCAGGGACCGAGCCAAGCGCTCGCGCAGCACCGGATCCTTTTGAGCCTGTTGGGCCAGCGGCAGCAACACATCGGCGAAGCTGGTCACGAAGTCCTCGGTGAAGGCGATGATGGCTTTCCGTTCCTTCTCGTCCTTGGCTTTTTCCAGTGCCCTGCGGTACATCGGATCGGCACGAAGCCGTTTTAGCACATCCTCACGTGACTTCATGGTGAACTATATCAACCGGTGCTGGGCGCGCCCGCCAACGGGAACTTGACGACGCCATCCGGCGACTGCGGCAGCTGCTGTTCCTTCTTCTCGTCGGTCAGGAAGTTGAGGCGGTCACGAACGATCGATGAGGCACGCAGGACCATTGCCTTCTCGACCTGGCCCACGTCCATCGTCACCTGCATGTTGATGGTGATGTTGACGCCGCGGTTCTGGATTGAATAGCTGGCCTTGCCGCCCAAGCCCGCGGCCTTTGCCACGTTGCCCAACTTGGCCGCCACGTTCAACTTGTTGACATTGCCGTCAGCCAAGGCAGCATCCAAATCATTGGCCGACTTGACCATTTTGGTGACCGCATCGAGGGCCGAGGTGATGGCTCCTGACTTGATCGAGTCTGCTGTCTTGGCAATGCTGTCGCCGTACGCCTTGATGTTGTCTGCCGCTGACTTCGTCTGTGCAAGGACGGCGCCCGTCAGGTTGTTGTTGATCGTCACCAACGGGCTGTCCTTGGCTGTCAGCTTCGTCGTGATGTCAGCGATTCGCTTCAAGACAGCCTGGACAGCGAGGGCTTCGTTGTCTCCGAAGGTCGCGTTGATGCCTGAGGCGAGCTTCATGCTGCCTCCCAGCTGCGAGATCGCAGTGAACATCGCCTTCAGCGTATCGGCCGTCTTGGTCAGCGCAGGACCTACCTTGTCGACGCCCAGGGCCTGCAGACCCTTCATGTTCTCAATGAGTTCAGTCAGCACCGGGCGTGAGGTGCCATAGCCCTTTTCATTGGCAATCTTCCACAGGAAGACGCCGATGGTGGCGACAGCCTTGAACATAGGCTCGGGGTTGATGTCGCCGCCGCCACCGCTCGCCTTCGACGCATCGGAGATCGATGCCGCTAGCTTCGGCAGCTCAGTGATGAAGGCGAACAACTTGGACGCCACTTCAAGATGCGCCTTGAAGTCCTTGTCGAGAGGTACCTTGCTGACGACGTCCTGCAGCGACTTCATCAGCGGACCGATGCCCGAGCCGACCTGGTCGAGCGCAGACTTCAATGACGGCACTGACTGAGTGACACGAACGATGGCGCCCTCACTGACGTTGCCGACGCTGACGGGCGCAGCCTTGGTCGCATTGCCGATAGCGTTCGTCAGGTCGACGACAATCTTGAAGATGTCGCCTAGGACCTTGATCTTTTCCAATGAATCCTTGCTGAGGTTGGATGCAATCGAGGTGACTGAAGTGATGACGCTCGACGTCAGGACGGGCAAGATCTCTTTGAGTTGATCACCCATCGTCTGCAGCACCGTCGTCATTGCGCCGGTGTTGACCTTCTCAACCTTGGTCTTCATCAAACCCCAGGCCGCCGACTGTTCGACCGACGTAGTGAAGGCCTTGACGGTGTTCGGGTCAGGCGTGATGGTCTTCATCACCTGTGCCGTTGATGCCAACAGGTTGGCGACGACCTCCGCGGACTTCGGATCAGGAATCGGGATCGCCGTCAGCTTCATGATGATGCCGAGGATGCCGTCCTGACCCTTGCCGTCCTTGGAGCCGGTCAACATCTCCATCGCACCTTCGCGCATCAGCTTGGCGTAGTAGCCTACGTCAGTCGCGAGGTCGGTGAATGGCTTGCCACCGCCCAACTGGACGAGGAAGCTGCTGCCTGCTTCGAAGAATGCGTCAGGCGGTGCGGCCGCCTTCATGAACTCACTGACGCCAGTCAGAATCTCACTGAAGATCTTGGCGCCCTCGGCCATGCCGGGACCGCCGATGCTGAGGTCGCTGATCGCCTTCATCACCGTCTCGATGATGCCGATGATGCCGTTGCCCGAACCCTTGGCTCCCACCATCTCGCGGATCAACTTGGTCGCTGCGGCCACCTTCTCGGGGAAGCTGACGGCGTTGCCGGTGATGATCTCAGAGAACGATGGCGTCATCAGGTCGATGACCTTGACCAAGGTGTCGGCGAAGGCCTGGATTGCTCTCATGATGCCGAGGAAGGCATCGATCTTGCGTTGGAACGTGGCGTCAATCTTGAGAGCGCTGAGCTCCTTGACGATGCCCATGGCAATGCCTGCCATCTCACCGACGGCGACGCCGATGACGCCGAGGCCGACTGCGGCCGCAGCTAGAGCGATGGCCTGGGGACCAGACGCCAAGGCGCCGATGACCATCGACGCAAAGATGAGCGGAACCATCGCCAGGAAGACCAGCGACATCTTCAACATGATGCTGCCCGCGGCTTCGAGCTGGGCCGGGTTGGCGACCTGCTTCAGCAGGTAGGCGATGCCGGCCGCGACGACGCCGACGATGGCGACAGCGACGCTAATGACGAGGCCGCCCTTCAGGACGTCTCCCATCGACCCTGCCTTCGACGCCAACTTCATGCCCAGCATCAACGGGATGCCGGCGAGGACCATGGCACCCAAGATGAGCAGCGGTGCGACGACGTCCTTGACGCTCTTGATGCCACCCGCGTCCAAGATCTTGGCCATCAACACGACGGCACCCGCCATCATGACGCCGCCGACGGCGAGCGCCGCGGCCAAGGCCACCAACTTGAGGCCCAACTTGACAGCGTCACGGGCGCCCCACTTGTCACCAGCACCGCCCTTGTCGATCGCAGCGCCTGCAGCCTTGTTGACAGCACCGACTTGGTCGATGCCCTTCGAACCGGCGCCCTTGTCAGAAACTTTCTTTGACGCGTCAGTGACCTTCGAGATGGCGCCGCCTGCCTCCTCGATGACCTTCTTGCCGCCGCCGCCGGTGAAGAAGCCGACGGCTCCCTTGGCCAGCGATGATGCCAGCGCACCGAGGATCGCCCGGGTGAGAGCGGGTCCGAACAACACTGCCGCGATGTAGGGGATCGCAGGCTTGATGAAGCCCAGGAACTCGTCCGACGTCAGGAAGTCCATCAACTTCTTGCCCAGGACCTTGAGCAATTCCCAGACAGCGGGTGCAAGCACCTTCCATGCGTGCTTCAACGCATCGACCAACGGCATCAAGATCTGACCCAAGAAGCCCAAGCCTTCGGCGCCAGCGCCGCCGGTGTCAAGCTTCTTCTTGCCTGTCAACAGGTCGGTGACGAAGGTGATGCCCTCGGTCATCTTATCGGCGATCCACTTGATGCCTTCCGACACGACGCGGCTGACCGTCTTCATGATGGTCTTGAAACCCTCGAGCATCTTCTTGCCCGAGGTGGATTCTGAATTGAAGAAGTCGAAGAACTTGTCCTTCAACTTGTCCATCAGGTCTCCGAAGGACGCCTTGCCGTGAGGATCGGATAGGTCCTTCATCCAGTTCTTGAGGACGTCAGTGACGCCGCCAGCCAGGCGCTTGAACTTCTCCGGTTTGAAGAAGTCAGCGATGCCCTGGAGGAAGTCCTTGACGCCGGGAAACATCTCGACGAAGGCACGGCCCAGACGGACGCCCTCGAAGTAGACCTGCTGCAGACCACGCTTGATGTTCCAGATGATCTCGCGGAACTCCTTGGTCGACTGCACGCCGCCGAGGAAGCCCTTGAAGAACATGTCGAAGAAGCCACCGGTCTGACCGCCACCCGACTTGACGAGGCGCTCGATGCTGTCTGCCAGCTTCGACATTGCCTCGGTCTGAGTCATCGTCTTCTTCTCGGCCTCGCCGCCCTTCTTCTTGATCTCATCCAGCGACAGCGCCTGGTTCTTGGCCGAGAAGGCCATACGTGCCGTCGCCTCATCGAGGCCCGTCGTCTGCGCCAACAGCTTCAACTCCTGGCGCGACATAGTGTCAGCCGACTTACCCGCGGCCAGGAACGACTTACGCAGCATGTCGACCTGTGAGGCCGGGTCCTGCTGCTCCATCAACTTGAAGGCATCGACCTGGACGCCGAAGGACTGCGACAACTTGGCAACGTTTTCAGCGGCAGTGTCGAACGTCTCGAAGGCGTCCAAGGTGCCCGTGATCTTGTCGAGCTCAACGCCCAACTTGCGAGCGTAGGTCGCCGCCTCGGCGATCGACTTGGTCGTCGCTCCACCGAAGTGCTTGACGTCGGCCATCGCCTTGGCCATGTCCTTGCTGATGACCTTGGAATCGACGCCGAAGGCCTTGCCCAATTCTAGGGCGTACTTGGCAGTGTCCTTGAGGACGTCAGAAATCTTCTCGCCCTGGGCGATGGCGCGCTGGCCGAATGCGGCCATCTGCTCGTCAGAGATGCCGAGGCCCTTCTGGTAGGCGAGGATGGCGCCGCCGTTGTTCTGGAATTCCTTCGTCAGGCGCTGGAACGTGGCGCCCATGCCGACGGCGAGCTTGGTGAACGCTTCGATGCGCTCAGCCAGGTTGCCGAAGACGCGGAAGGCGCTGAGGCCGGTATCGCTGAAGCCCTTCAACGTCTTCGACATTTCGATGACGGTGTGAGGCGTGGGACCGGACAGAGCACCGAACTCCTTGCGCAGGTTCTCGATGGCCTGTGCCAGTTCGTTCATGCCGCCGCCTGCATTGGCTGCGAGGTCGACCAACGCATTGAACATCTTGAACGGAATCGCAATGATTGACGCAGCGATGTTGACGAGGCCGTCAGTGAAGGTGCTGAAGAAGCCGCCCACGCCCTTGGTCAAGGCGGTGACGTTGCGGATGCCTTGAACGAAACCCGACAGAGCCGCAGTACCGACGGCGACGCTGGTTGGGAACTTCTTCTCAAACCACTGTGCCAGGCCCTTCAGCTTGCCGGTGAATCCCGTCGCCGTCTCGCGGGCCATCTTCATGCCCGCGTTCAACGCATCGAGTTGTTCTCCGCCGCCGATCGACTTGGCGACCTGAGCCGTCTCTGTCAATTTGCCCGTCAGTGACGTCGCTGAAGTTCCTGCCGCCTCAGCCTTCTTGGCCATGTCCTCCAACGTCTGCTTGGACACGGTGCTGACGTCCTTCATCTTGGACGACAGGTCCTTCAACGCAGTGTTGAGATTGGAGATGTGTTGGACAGCCTCGGTCGAATCGACCTGTTGGACAGCAGCCGCCAGCTTCTCGACGGACGTCAATTGCGTCTCGTACGATTTTTCGACGCGCGACATGTTCCGCGCCATCGATTCAATGACGGCGTTGAGCTTTGTCGCGATCTCTAGCTGTTCTTTGTCAACTGCCACAGGCAATCACCTCACAGCGGCCAGGGCACGCCTAGGATTCGTTCGAACTCGCGTGCCGAGGCGTGCTTGAGGCCCAGCTTGTTCATCACCGACTCGACGGTGGCACCGGAGCGGTTTAGCTCCTCCTGGAAGCGGCGAGATGCCATCATTGCGTTGGCAACGGCCTGTACTTCATCGGGGGTGCCCCGAATTTTCATGCTGGTCGCCTTGCCCACGAGCCAGGCGCCCACCGCGGTGAAGAAGATCTTCCCCAGCAAGTTGAGCTTCAGCTCATTGAGTTGCTTTGGTTCGCTCACGGTCGTCTCCTTCTGTAGGTAGGTCAGTCCCAATCACCTAGGACCGCTGATCAGGTGAAACGACGAAGACGTGCCGGAACTTGCGCTCGGGCGCGACCTTGGGCCGATCGAACGTCAGGCGTATTGGCGTGCAGCCCCTTGGACTGCGTCGAGCCATCATCGCTGGTCTTCCTCAGCTCTTGGACGATGCGCTCGACGAACCAACGCTTGTACGGAATGGGCAGGTGCAGCGTCTCGTGCCAGAGAAACCCGCCGTAGTACATCAGCAGGAAGGCTGGCTCCAGGATGAGCTGGACCTTATCTTCCGGCTGCAGGCCAAAGAAACGAGACGCCGATCGGCATGCTCACCTCCTCGGAATGACCACAAGACGGACACGTGGTGTCCTGCCGCATGCGAATGCCAGGTTCATTTTCCCTGATGTAGTTCCGGAGGGCGAGTGAGTCACGTGCCGGCATCATCCTGACGAACCCGGCGATCTTGCCACGGTCCTCAATGCCGTCGATCGAAACGATGCTGTACAGCAGGTTGGTTGTCACCTGCTGCTCGGACTGGAGGCCCAGCTTCTTCTGCTTCTCGGCCGTCGTCACGATCTCTTCCTCGTCACGACCGGTCAGGAACTTGAACCTCACCGCCTTCTTGGTGTAGGGCAGCTTGAACTCGAAGAGGTTGAGACCTTCCTCGACCGGCGCGATCTCCAGGCGCCGGATGGGCAGTGCACCCAGGTTGAACTGCTGCGGTGCCTTGGTGTTGCACTCCGCGCACTCGATCTCGGCATCATACTCCGGACCGTAGCCGGTGATGCGGATGGCGACCATCAGAGCGTTGCGGTCGCCGACCAGGAGGTCGACTGGATTGATGGCCTTGTCGACCATGCACGACTTGATCAGCTCAGTGACGACGGTTCCCTTCTTCAGGAGGGCCTTGCTGGTGAGGATGTCTTCCTCACGAGCCGTCATCGGCCTGATCTCAACCAGCTCCTTCTTGTGGAGCGGGCTGTGCGGCGGGTAGACGACGCCGGCTGATGGCAACGGCACGATCTCGACCGGAATGTCCAGCCCGAACTCTGCCTTCACTTTCTCGACGGCGGTCGTGGTTGGGATGCGGGGGTCGACGCCCGGGGGCGGTCCTGCAGGAGCGGTAAAGATGGCGTTACGCTGTTCGCGTTCTTCAGACATGTGTTCTCCAGTTGTCGGTAACAGTACTCAAGCCACTCCGCTTGGTAAATGTCCACAACCAGAAAACGTGAGCCGTTTAGTTCAACAGGCTGATGCTCGTGCGGTTCCAGGCCTTCTCGATGAAGTCCTGGGAGATGTAGTCCCACCTTCGGTCGATGCCTGCCTCGTAGTCCCGCATCGTGTAGCCCGCTACCGACAGCAGCGAATTCCATTCACGATCGTACTCATCGTAGGACAGGTGCTCTGTAAACAGCATCAAGTCGAGGACGTTTTGCAGCCGCAGCAGCTGTTCAAAGTCCATCCTCGTCTGCAGTCCGAGGTTCATGGGCTAACCGTACATCGCCAGGAACCGAGTGTTTACCACCGGGCCTTCGAGGGGTGAGCGCGCTCCGTCAATTCCCAGATGTTTGCTCGCTCGTCGAGCTTGAGCCGCTTCAGGTCTTCCACCGTCAGCAGTCGCACCTGACCTGCCTCTTCGAGCTCCTGCATCATCGCCAGCGTCTGTGCGAGGCTGTACCCAATCTCCAACGCAATAAATCCCATGTACGTAGGGCGGTCCACTCTATTGAGGTACCTCATGATTTTTTCTAGGGCGGCCGGGGAGGCCTTCTTGCGGCTAGAATCGCTCACTTCAACCTCCACATGCGAGAAACCCCTGACACCGTGCTACCGATGACAGGGGTTGTCAGGCCCAGACCTGGTGGCGTCGCTCGTGACAGGAGACGAAACGCCAGCAGCTGGATTCAGTCGTACCCGCCCATCGGGCCCATGGGTCGCTGACGACGTTGTGGTTTCATGGGACGAGCGCCGTGTGCAGCCAACCAATCGGCGAGCTGACGGGCGGTGATCCCAAAGTGAGCCAGGTCGCTGGCGCCGACACCGGCGTCCATGTTTCCCAGCATGCCGTCATAATCGACCATCCGTACAGCATTCTTCAACGGTTGGAATCTAATGTACTTTACGTCATCAGGTCCGACAGTTGAGGTGAATGCCATGGTCAGCAGCTTGTAGACGACGGCGTCGTCGACAGGTGCTTCCGTCGCTGCCGTCTTGCTGACCACCTTCTGCAGCTTGCGTCCCAGGACTTCGGCACGGCGCTTGGTCTCGCCAGGGGTGCCGTAACCTTGAAAGACGACATCGACGCCACCAGCCGACGGTACGAACTTGACCATCGACTTCAGTTTCATGGCCCGGAGTGCCTCGTCCCACTTGGACTGGTCTCCCGGTTGGATGGTGGCGATGACCGCGGTCGGCTTTGCCGCCTCGGTGACTCGTGTCAGTTCCTCACGGATGACCTGGCGCAGTTGGCCCAGATTGAGCTTCATCGACCCCTCCGCATGCACCGTACGGTGACGCCTTCGGCCTCGCCCGTCATGATGTAGACCTCGCCGCCGCCCAAGTCCACGGCACTGCGGCCCACGACTCGCATCAGCGACTTGGCAAGTTGCTCCGGCGTCTCGGCCTGCGGAGGCGGAGGACCGTCGGGATCGCTGCCCCATGAGTCTTCCGGAATCGCAAAACCCAGAGCTGCGCGGCCGCCGCCTTTGCGACGGGCCTGGTCCATCTCTTCGCCTGCCTCTCTGATGAGGCCGCGAAGCTGTTTGAGGGTCAGCTTCACTGGCGCCTCCTGATCAGAACTGGAGGACTGCGTTGTCGAAGCGGAGCGTCAGGCTGATTTCAGCCGGGGTGCCGTCTTCGTAGGTGAGCTCACCGAAGTTCGCTTCCGTGATGAAAGCGCCCTTGATGTCCCACAGCTCGACGACGGTACCAACCGGGTCGAGGACCTTCAGCTGGATGTCGCGCTTGTAGAAGTCAGCGTAGCCTGCGCGGCCCGACACCGACTCGAAGTGGAGGCGAACCCACTCCATGACCTGCTGCGCGCCCGAAGGAGCGATGGGGTCGTGGAGGGTGACCGCGATCGTGTTGAACTTGGTCAAGCCTGCCAGGTAACGGCGCGCGTTGATGAACGGCACCTCGACCTCTTCGGTCGTCACTGTCGGACGAGCCGTGGTCTTGCAAATGTAGGCATCGATGCCTTCGATCATGAGCACCCAACGGTTCTTGCGCTTGGGCTCGAACTTGTTCGGGAGCATCGACGTTACGTCAAGTGTCTCAGCCATTGTTGTCTCCTGTCACCGGATAGCTGTAAGTATTCGAGCGCGTAGCCCTTACCCCTTTTTCGCCAGCGCCTTCACTTGACCCGCGTACTTGCGGAACTCGGCCACCTTGTTGAAAAAGTCGCTGTACAGGCCGGCGATGATCGCCCGAGCCGGACCTTCAGGTGCCAACTCGTGTGCCTGTTCCAATTTCTTGGTCGTTTCGTAGAGGTCCTTGATGACCTCGTCGAGGGCCGAGCCCACGTCACCGGCCAGCTCGCGGATCAGAGCCTCCTCTAGGTGGCCCCGCCGCCTCAGGAGCGCTCTTTCGAACTCCTCATCAATGAGCTCCTGCAGCTGCTCCTTGGTGATTTCCATGTCACCCTGGTTCCATCAGGTTCTTGATGACTTCCATCGCGGTCGTCAACAGAGCATCCTTCAACTCAGGATCAGACAAGGCCTTGTCAACGGCCTGGGACGCGAAGTGCTCGACGTCCTCGTACCGGCCCGGCCGCATCATCGATTCATCCTCGCCCAGGCCCATGACCATTTCATAGGCGTTGCTGGCAAGGGTTGAGTCGACTCGTTCGATCAACTGAGTGACCAGCGCGGCGGCGACTGCATCAACAGTGCCACCCATCGAATCGCCCGCCGTCTCCGGCATGGCCTCGTTGATGTCACTCTCTTCAAGCTTGCGTTTGACCGCTTCGCGAATGATGCGTCGCAGTGCTTCTTTGGTAATCCTCATGCACCTCTCCCAAGCCGCATCATGCACTTGCGTGCGGCGATGTTGGCAACGACGGAACGATAGCCACCGTTGAGAAGGTACTCACGGACTTCGTCCTCGGTGATGTCCGGATAGTCCTGAGCAAGGACCAGGGCATCATTCAGCGCCGAGTCGACTTCCTCGAGCTCGTATTCGTTGTCGTCATCATTCACCACGGGAGACTCGTCAAGAGCCTCCCCGATGACCTGCCGGAGTTGTTTGAGGGTCAGCTTCATCGCCTTACCTCAGCTCAGGCCTGGTTGATGTTGTTGGCAACCACGAAGTCGAGCGAGACGAACTCGATGGTCTTCGTCGGCTGGACGAAGATCTTGCCGCGGATAGTGTTGTTCTCGATGTCTGCCTGCGTCGTCGTCGAGGAGTCGATGATGACACGGAAGCGCTCGAGACCGGCCAGCGCCTGGATCCTCTGGAGGCGCGGGGTGACCGCAGCCGAGAACTTGGCGAGGGTGACATCGCGGTTCGGCTCGAAGATGATGGTCTGTGCGATCTCGCGGACCTGGCGACGGATGTCGATCAGGAGGCGGCGGACGTTGACGCGGTCCAGGGCGCTTGCGGCGGCCTGCAGCGTCTTCTGACCCCACACCACCACGCCGCCCTTCGGGTTGGTGCCCGAGGAAGCGTTGCCCGGGAAGGCAACCAGCGGGTTGATGCTGACGTCATACAGCGAGTCCATGTTGGCCTTGGACAGCTTGACGCGGGCCTCAAGGGTCGTCTGCAGCGCGCCGCGGGTGAAGCCTGCGGGAGCGAACCAGGGGTGACCCAAGCGGTCGTTCAAAGCCAAGGCACCGAGGACGACGACTGACGGGGGCACAACGACGTTGGTCAGCGTGTTCGGGTCGGTCATCACCACGTCGGGGAAGTAGGCTGCAGCGAAGCTGGAGTCCAGCGTGCGGCCCGCCAACTGAGCGACGGTGTTCTGAACCGACGGCAGCTGGCTGTCGGCGACGACGTTCTCACCTGAGGTGTCGATCTGCTCGATGTCCATCAGGAACAGTGCGTCGAAGCGCTCTTCCACCGAGGCGACAGCCGAGTTGGAAACGATCGGGTGACGCAGGCCCGGGATGGCCAGCAGCTGGATGTCAACGTTGGTCGTGTTCTTCATGATGTCCAGCGCCTTGGCGTAAGCCTTGACGCTCGGACCCTGGTCACGACCGCGGTTGGTGTCGTTCATGTCCGCAACAACTGCGTTGTTGTTGATCTCGGACTCGTCCTTGTCGAACAGGTTGACACCGTCGAAGCCGCCCTGCATCAGGAACGTGTACTTCAGGAAGCGGCGGTTCGACTGGATGAAGTCGTCAGCCTTGACGCGGCGGGTCTTGGCAGTGTCGTCCGCGGTGATGTTGCCGTCGCGGACGTAGGCGGCCGAGTCCCACTTGGTCGCGTCGGCGAGGCCGACGGAGCTGGTGACAACCTTGATGTTCTCAAGAGTGAAGAGGTTCTTGCAGAACTTGTCTGCATCGATCTCGCCATTCTCAGCAGTCGCCGGCGTGCCCTCATTGTCACCCGCCACGAACAGTTGCTGTGCTTCAGCAAAGTCCGGGAGGTACTTGGCAAAGGCGAAGATCGACTTGTTCTGCAACAGGCTGGCGTTCTGCGTCGCCACGCTGGTGATGTGCTCGCACTGGACGCCCCAGTACAGCAACGGGTTGACCGTCAGCTTCTGGCCGGTGCCTGCAGTGATGTCCTTGCGCATCGGCAGCGGCGCCTCGATGACACGCTTGAGGACGTCTGCAACCGCCAGCTGAGTGCTGGCCGGCGACGTCATCGGCATCGAGCCTGAGGTCATCAGGTGGGCGACGCCGCGGACGCCGAAGGGCAGTGCCGTTGCATCGACCGTCTGGTTGTCCACGTCGCCGGACACCTCGACACGGACCAAGTTGGACTGTGCCGGGTAGTTGCCTTCGACGATGATCTTCTGACCGGAGTCAGCAGCGTCAAAGTTGTAATAGACGTGAGCGTCACCGATGATCTTGGCGATGTAGCGGTCCGAGCTCGGATCCAGGGACAGGCCACGGAACTGCTCGAGCGGCTTCAGGTTGCCGTCGTTGTCGTTGATGTCGCGGAGCACCAAGTCGAAGGTGCCGTACTTGTTGGCCGGGTCGCTGGAGGGTGCGATGTTCTCGATCGACACCTTGTAGAGGGCCGACACCCCGGCGCCGGCATCCAGAGCGTGGAGCCGGAACAGGTTGGTGGCCTCACCACCGAACTTCTGCGAGATGATCCAAGGCGACTTGGCGTGAGAGAAGCGATCCGTGAAGGCTTCGTAGTTCGGGACCGTGTCGCTGCCCGTGTTGCGAGCCAGCGAGCTGGTCGTCAGGAAGGCTGCCGTCTCGGCTCCCGACCTGACTGCCGTCGCGGCACCTGCACCGCTCAGCGTCGCCACCAGGCCGGAGCCGGTGACCACCGCCGTGGACGGGTGGATGTCCCAAGACGTGTACAGGAAGTGACCGGCCTGCTGGTACTTCAGCGGGTCGGTGTTGAGCACATTGGCAAAGTAGTTGGGTGACGTCATGTCGAATGACGCCGTGATGACGTTCGGGTACAGCGGGTCGATGCCCTGGTGACCGTTGAGCAGCAGGACGAACTCCTGCTTCGGAACGTTGTTGGCCAGGAGGACGACCGCACCGAGGAGGCTGCCGGAAGCCGTTGCATCCGTGGCGACCAAGTTGCTTGCCGGTGCGCTGTTGGTGCCTTCGGCCGACGATGACAGGCGGAGGATAACGCCTGACGGAGCCATCAAGATACCACGAACAATCGGCACCGCCGAGTCGACACCCGGGGTGATGCTGCCTTGACCTTGCAGACCGGCCTGGCTGAAGACCGTTGAACCTGCCGACTCCGACATGAAGGCGCCCAGGAAGTAGGTCCTGCCCGGGACGCTGAGGCTGCCTGAGTTGGCGTAGGGGTTACCGAACAGGCGTCCGTCGCCTGCCCGAGGCTCGTCTTCACCGACCACGAAACCGGCCGATGTGACCGAACCGTCGTCGTTCTTGCGTTTGCCGTTACCGACACCCAAGACCTTGAGATAGGTCAGCGCGCCTGCGTTCCGGAGCCACTCCGTCACAGCCAGCGGGCCGAACTTCTTGCCGTCGGTCAGACCGAACTTGGCATACCAGTCGCTGAGCGTTCCTACCGTCACTGGGACGAAGGCAGGGCCTTTCACCGAGGTGCCGATGACGCCGGCGGGGACACCGACCGGCTGGACCGCCACGGGCCCCGACAGGTCAATCTCCCTCGCTGTAACGCCTGCGCTTCCGAACTTGAGCTGGGCCATCTCTACGTATCCTCTGCCCTGTAAGTATCAGCCATCTATCGCTTCGCTCAGACGAACTGGACGCCGCTGTTGGTGATGATGAAGTCGATCGCAATGAACTCGATCACCCTGGTCGGTACGACCACGATGCGTCCGTTCAGCTTGTTCAGGTCGATGTCTTCCTGAGTGTTGTTCGTCTCATTGCAGATGACCTTGAAGTTCTCGATGCCAGACTGGGTCTGGATGAGACCGAGCTGCAAAACGCAGTCCGCAACGAACTTGTTCCGCACCTCAGGGGTGTTCTGCTCGAAGACGAGCTGGTTGGCGATCTGGACGATGATCCGCTTGACCTCCAGGAGGAGGCGGCGGACGTTGACGCGGTCGAGAGCCGACTTGTTCACCTGCAGCGTCTTCTGACCGTAGATCACGAAGCCGAGGCGGGGGAACGTTGCAATCGGGTTGATCCGCGACTCGTACAGGCGGTCGCGGTCACTGACGTTGAGGCGAACCTCGACGTTGGTGACGAAGTCGAGAGCCGCACGGTTGAAGCCGGCGGGGGCGAACCACGGGTAGGCAACCCGGTCGTTGAACGCCAGGGCGCCGACGGCGGCGACCGAAGCGGGCACCTTGATGCGGCGCTTGTTGGTCGTGTCGTCGATGAAGACGTTCGGGAAGTAGGTGCCTGCGTAGTTGTTGTCGATGGCCCGTGCATCCAACGCGCTCGCCGACTTGTCGACGTCAGGACGACCCGTCGAGTCGTCGTAGAGACGAACGTTGGTGTCGCTGTAGGCCGCCATGTCCATGATGTAGAAGGCGAGACCGTAGTCACGGACCTTCTTCATCGCGTAGTCGGTGATGAAGGACTCACGGATGCCCGGGATGACCAACAGGTTGTGGTTGACCGTCAGCGGGTCCGTCATGATGTCGACTGCCGTCTGGTAGGACAGCACTGCCGAGTTCGACTGACCGGTGCCCGCCGGGTTGACCAGCAAGCCCGGAGCAACGTAGGTCAGCTCCGCGCCGCCGCCGCCGTCGAAGGACGAGGCCTTGTCGTTCATGCGGCGTGAGTCGCGGTCCAGGAAGTTGACGCCATCGTAGCCACCGAACATCATGTTGGTGAACTTGGCGAAACCTGAGAAGCGGTTGAACTCCGGGGCCGTGCCCTTCGTCAACAGCGTGGCGAAGGTGATGCGGCGACCGATGTTGGTCGACACCGAGTAGTCCGTCAGGTCGACCTTGGCGTTGCGGAGGTAGGCCGCTTCGCGCATGTGGTCGTTGACGGTGCCCGTCAGGTCAGCCAACGCCGTGTTGGAGAAGGCGACCTTGGACAGCGTGAACTTGTTGTCGTTGAACTGGTCAGCACCCGCACCGGTGACCAGAGCGTCAAGCTGCTTGATGCCCAGGAACTTGGTGAAGGACGCGAGCAGGTTGTTCTTTTCCGACGACAGGTTGGAGTTGAGCGGGCTGGTGTTGCGCTCGAACTTGACACCCCAGTAGAGCTGGGTGCTTGCCAACTCGGTCGGGCCCGGTGCACCTTCGAAGGCGCCCGTGTTCGGGATGTCACCCTTGGTGCACTTGAAGCGGAAGGGAACCGGCGGAACGATGGAACCGCTCAGCGCAGATCCTGCACCGACACCGAGGACGCCGCCGACGCGGGCCAGCGATGAAGCCGGGGCCGTGTCGTTCAGACCGTCGTTGGTCTTCGGGGCTTCGTAGCCGCGGAAGCCGAAAGGCAGTGCCAGTGCCGGGACGAGAGCACGTTCGACAGCATCGGACATCACGATCCGAACCAGCTTCGACACATTCTGGTACTTGCCGAAAGTGACGATGCGGCGCTCGGTCGAGACCGTTGCGTCGAAGTTGTAGGTGACCTTGCGATCGCCGATCAACTTGGCGACGTAGTTGGGTGCCGTCGGGTTCAACGAGCAGTTCGGGAATGACTCGAGAACCTGCGGGTTGATGTCGGTGTCGTTGTAGTCTCGGATCTGGACGGTGAAGGTACCGTAACGGTTCGAGTCGTCGAGCGACGCCTTGATGTTGGTGATCGAGATCTTGTAGAGCTTGTTGGCAAACTCACCATCGTCCAGCGCCTCGAAGGAGAACAGGTCGTACTCCGTCGCGCCGAAAGGCTGCGAGATGAAGGGCGTGGTGTGAGGCGTCTGGTACCGAGTGTCGAAGGCACCAAACATCTTGCGGAAGATCAGGCTGGTGTCACCCGACGTCTGGGACGCGTTGACGGTGCCGGACAGCGCCGCGACCAAGGTCGGCGTCGCAATCTCATCATCGACCGCGAAGTCAGCGTAGAGCAGGTGCTGCTCCCTGACGAAGTTGTCGGGGTCGGTGTTCAGGATCTTGCCGAAGTAGTCAGCGTCGGTCGGGTTGAGCGATGCCGTCAGGATGCGGACGCCCGGGTTGCCGTCAGTGTTGACGAAGCCGTTGCCCAAGGTCGACGAGATGACCAGCTTGAACTTGCCGTTGGTCGGGGTCGCCACGTCGTCGGGGCCGGTCGCCGTGAAGGCGCCGACTGCCGACTGGTCTGAGTCGAGGACCATCATCCTGGCGCCGCTGGCCATCAGGACCACGCCGCGGATCAGGTTGGCGAAGCCACCCGAGAACGACCGGTTGTCGGTGAACATCGGCATGCCGAAGGCTTCGTTGGTCTGCAGCATGTGCCGCGCGGCCAAGAACTGCACTGCGCCGTTGTGGCGGCCCAGCGTGTCGTGGGGTGCAGTATTGCCTTCGATCTTGACACCAGCATTCTTGACTCGACCCGTCTGAAGGGTCTCTGCCACATCTCCGTCGGTCGAATTCGCGCCGGCGCCCAGGACCCTGATGTAGGTCAGAGCGTGACGGTGCTTCAAAAACTCATTGACGGCGTAAGGACCAAACCTCTTGGGGTCCAAGTTGCCGAAGGTCGAAACGAATTCGTCGAACGTTGCCACCGTCACCGGGACGAAGGCAGGACCCTTGTTGGCGGTGCCGATGATGCCCGCGGGGGTGCCGACCGGGCCTCCCAGGACGGGCGCGGACAGGTCGATTTCACGTTCGAAGAAATTGGGCGACCTGAAAGTCTGTTCGGTTCCAGCCATTACCGTGCTCCTCTAGCGGTGTTGAATCGCTAAGATAAGTATCAGGCGCGTAGGTGAAAACCCGACGCACCATCAGTCGTCTGTGACCACAATGGTCAGCCCGCCGAGGTCGGTGCCGGGGGCAAAGACGGTCTCACCGGTGTGTGGATTGACCGACGTGACTCGTACATACTTGACGACCTCATTTCCGTTCCCATCGACGGTGAGGACCTTCTTGTACTGTGCCGTACCTCGACCGCGAGACAGCGACTTCAGCGCCGGATCGTCGGGGTTCGTTGCTGCTTGGTTCGGGTACACCCGTCCGTGGCCTGACGCGCGCTGGTCTCGTCGACGGGACTTGCCGTCTTCCAGAGGCAGCGTTGGGTCATCAGCACCCAAGAAGGGATCATCTGTGTCACCAGCGCCCGTCTCCTCACCTACGTTGAGACCCACGTCAAAGCGAACGATCGGTTGCGATACATAACGCTTCAAGGGAACAGGCGCGCCTGGGACTGCGGAGGCCAGGATGTAGGCCGGCACCTTGACGGTGAACTTGTACTTGACCATGCGCTCCGTCGTCGACAGGTCGTCAAAGTTGTTCTCGGCCGTGTAGGTGTCATTGTCGACTTTGGCAACGAACCAGTAGCCTTTGGGAGTGTCGACGCGCCAGCTCTGGCCTTGAGGCAGGAACGAGTTGACCAACTGCTCCAGGAGCTGGTTCATGTGCTGGACGTACTGCGTCCAGAAGGTGACCTCGTAGACCGCGGTGTAGAAGCGCGGCGCCGGGATGACGATCGTCTCGTAGATGTTGTTCATCCTGTCCGGGATCATCAGGCCGCCTTCTTTGACGGTCGGATCTGGGGACAGTTCGCCCACCGATCGTTCGGTCGTCAGCTGACCCTCATCAGCCTCCGCCTGAGGCACTGCGAGGTTGGTCTGGTGCTTCAAGAACAGTCGATTGATGAGGCCTTGGTACGTGCGGTCCGATTTATCCAGCCGCCTCTTGATGACAATCTCGCCGGTCTGCTGGTTGATGCCTCGCCCCGCGATGTCTTCATTGGCGGTCTGCTGGACCGTCGTCCGCTGGATGGTGATCAGCGGCAGGATGAGGGTGTTCTTCTTGTCGCGCAGCGCGCGTCCTTTCTTCAGGACCGCCGCCTTTTCGCCCACTGCAAAGACGACGGGCACGTCCTTCATGGGAGCACCGTCGCCGGAGACCTGGAACGGGATCTCCTTGTCAAACATGGTGAACAGCGCGACGTCGACGTCCTCCATACCCACCGAAGGAATCGTCAGCGTGGAAGACGAGTTGCCGTCGTAGCCTGACGGAAGGCCAGGCACCCCGTGTGTCGTCTTGCTCTTGCTGTTGTAACGAGTGGGCATGAATCAGTCCTCGTCGTAGAATGCTGAACCGTGACGTGAGTTGTCGGCGACAGCGCCGGCCTCGGACACTTCCTTGGGACCCGTCAGCGGCGGATCAAGGACGCCTTCCTTGACCAGGTCGTGAACGTCGCCCGTCGGGCCGGCATCGTTTTCAGCGAAGCCGCGCTGCTGCTCGAATTTCTTCTGCACCGCGTCAGGGTCGGTGTACTCGATGTCGGTAGGTCCGCGCAGCGCTGTCTTGAACTGAGTGTCACGAGCCTTGGTGCCGACGATGCGAATGCCGTCCTTGTGCTCAGCCTGACCGTAGATGTTTCGCATCACTTGCGTCTCGGTGATCTCGTAGAAGATGTCGCTGTACGAGAAGAAGTCGCCGATGCAGATCTCGATGCCCTTCTCCACCAGGTCGCGGTACTGGATGTAGACCTCGAGCTTGTACTGTTGGTCGACACCGAACTGGTTGATCTTGGTCTCTTCCTGAAACTTGGCATCCACCAGAGCATCGATGGCGATGGGCTGGTCGAAGACCTTCTGCATCGCCTCATTGTAGACGCCGTGGAACTTCGTCTTGATCTCAGAGATCGGGTAGTAGAAAATCTTCTGCCCGACGACGTCCTTGATCACCTCTTTGGTGATGTCACTGATGAAGTTCATCTCTCGGGGACCGAGGAACAAGCGCGCCATGGTTCACCTCACCCGATGATGATTGATTTGCCGAGCGGCATCGGGATCAGCCGCAGCGTCTTCTGCAGGCTTTCGGCCAGCGATGCCTGTTGCTCCAACAGCTTTGCATTTGTCAAGCCGCTGAGCCATTCACGTAGTTGGTCCTTCAACTTCTCCTTGTCCTCTCGACCTTGGGTGACCAACGTCTCGCCGTTGAGCTGCAGGTCGGCGTTCGGAATTGGGATCGTCTGAAACTTCGACCGGATCAAACCCAACAGCTCTCGCGCCAGAGCCAGCGTGTACTGACGGATCCACTGGCGACCCGGCTGCGTGATGGTGCTGAACGGCAAGTTGTCCAACGGCACGTTGCTGGGACCTGAGATGCCGTACAAGGTGGGATCCGAGACGCTGCCCATCACTGAGATGCCGATGTCAGGCGCGACTGGGTTGATCGGCTTGGCGAACACCTTGACGTACAGCTTGCCCAACTGCTGGTCGGTCGCCGGCACCGGGTAAATCCTCAGCTTGCTGCCGATGACCTCGTAGCTGTAGTTCGACCGGCGCACCCGGAACGCAGTCTCCAGCATGCCGCGGCGGAGCACATCTTCGAAGACGGGTAGCACGTAGAAGATAGTGCTGTTGACGTACGACTCATAGTTGAAGTTCGTCGCCAAGAAGTTGGTGATGTTCGATGCGTTGAGCAACGTCGACTGTGCAGCCGTCGGCTCAAAGTGAAAGACTTCGACGAGCCTCATCCTGCCGCGCGACTCCGACGGAATTCCCAACCACAAGTTGCTGCCACTGACAGCGTCCTTGATGTCGGCGTAGATGTCGTAGTCCTGCTGGCCTGCGATCAGGTCGATGTAACCCAACTGCGCGTCGTAGGAACCGCCGAGGTAGGCTTCGGTGGCGTAAGGCTCTGCTTGCCTGATCAAGAACTCCAGCGACTGTCGTGGGAGGATGTTGGTCAAGTCAGTGCTGCCCGTGGGCAAACCCAACACGTTGATGAGCTCTGACTGGATCTTCATCTCATGAATGAGACGGCTGTACTCGCAGACGGCTTCTTCAAAGCACGCCCAGATTTCCTTTCGAGTCAACTCGACCGACAAGACATCGTCACCGAGCTTCCTCTTGACGAACGTAACCATGCCATCCGCCTCGGTCTGGAATTGTGTGTCCGAGTCGAAGAATCCGAAGGGAGTTGGCCTGAGCGTATCGATGAAGTTAGGCATCGCGAGCGTCCTTCGATAGGTATGGCGCGAGAACAGCGACGAAACCTGAGTTCTGGCCTCCGGTGTAGCAGAGGGCTCTCAGGTGATAGGAGACTAACTATGAGGTACTCGAAATGGGACGAGGTCATCCTCAAGGTCGAAGACCGGTTCGGTTACCGTGACAAGGTCTACTCGCGCCTGAAGGTGATGGTCCTCGGTTTCGACGCAGACAACGACAGCGACTCAGCTCAGTATCTGTGCTACGTCCCCGCCTATGAGCGAGTCCCGTACGGGTTTCCGACCTTCACCATCACCAAACAGCACCTTCGCTACTTTGGAGTGGAGGACAAGTTCCTCGGTGACACCGGCTGCTTCATCACTGCCAGGATGGCTATCTTCAAGCACTTGCCGGCGCCCAAAGGCGAGAAGTGCGACAAGTGTGGCGACTTCGGCATTGGGGCGGTCCGCAGCGACGGCGTCTACTTGTGTCGCCCGTGCCGCGAGAACCCGTACCGCTGACTACTTCTTGCTCTTGACGAAGTCTCGAGCCAGTTCGCGAATTGCTTTCTGATCTTCGGCATCGAGACCTAGGTCTTCGACCGCAAGCTGCTTGCGCTGGTAGCGCTCCTTCAAGGTCGTAGAAGCATTGATGCGAGCGGGCGGCGGAGCACGACGTTCGGGCTTTGCGGGCGCTGGCGGGGGTGCGGGAGCCGGTACCGGCTTCGGTGCCGGCGGGGCTTCGACAACGATGGGTCGAGCAACAGGAGCCACGGGCTTCTGGATGACAACCGGGACCGCCGACACCCTGACTTCGGGCGCCGACTTCTTTGTCTGGACGGTGATGGCCTCAGCGACGACCTTGACGGCCTTCTTGAAGTTGATGTTGAACAAGACGGGGGCAAAGTAGCGGTTCTCGATGAGAACCTCGACGCGGCTGTTGTAGTCGCCCTCCTGCAGCTTGCCCTTCATCACCGGCAGTGTGAACTGCACGACGCCCTCTTCCGAGGTGGGTCGGCCGTTGAACATGTAGGCCACGTCGCCGCTCTCACAGACGAGGCGGACCTTGGCCGGTGACGGTTCAGCGCCCTCGACCTTCACTTTGAACATGAGGTCGTGAGACTCCTCCATGTCGAGTTCGATAGTCTCCAGCATGGGCTCCATGGCGATTAAATATCCTCCGTCATTCCGGGTCCCACAACTGCGTGTGGTCTGAGTCAGTTTTCTTGACCCGCAGCTTGTCGCCCGCGGGCTCGACGGCGGCCTGTTCGCCGTTCTTGAATTTGGTGTCTCGAGGTGCCAAGAAGGCCTTACCCTTCAACCGTGTGTGGGCAGGAGCACCCTTCAGCTTGCCGTAGACCTTGTAGGTCTTTCCGCCCGAGGCTGCTACACGAGGTGCCTCTGGTTCGTGGACGGGTTCAGCCTTGGGCTCAGGTGCGGAAGGTGGCGCTGCTCGACGGGTGCGTTCCTTGTCAGGTTCTCCCTTGACGTACGTACCCAACGTCTTCTCACGGGCGGCCTTGTACTCCTCCCAGTCTGGGTCCTTTGACATTGAGGCGGGCTTGTAGACCGCCTGGATCGAGATGTCCGACACAGGAATCTTGCCACGGTAGGCGATGGCGCCGGTCTTATTCAGCGAGCTCGCGATGCGCTGCTGGAACTGGTTCATGATCTGCTGAGCGTTGGGCCATGATTTCCAGTTGTTGTGCTTGAAGTGGATTTCGGTCTCTTCCCCCTCGGGATTCGTCGCCTTCATCCAGTTCATGTTGTCTTCGTCGGTGATGAATTTCGTTGGATCACGAACGATGACCTTGAGGACGACTGCCTTACCACCATCATCCACGGCGGCACGCGTCGCGTAGTTCTCGGCTTGACCGATCTCGGTCGTCAAGTAGATGTTGAACTCAGAGTAGTTCTGGACGAGGTCGGCATACACAAAGGGTGCATTGCCCGGTGCCAGACCGTTCTTCTTGATGTTGGCCAGGCGCTTGTCGCTGGTGCCGTGGTAAAGGATCATCGGCTTTGCCTGCCCGCCCTTCACCATCACGTCACCAGGGCGCTCCTCCTTCATGATGTCACCGATCGTCTTGCCTTCGTGGTTGGGATTGCCAACGATCTTGTAATCATCAGTCAAGCGAGGATCAATCGACTTGATCGCCTTCAGGATCTTCTGCAGCTCGTGGATCTTCTCAAATGAAGTCGAAGCGTGCGGAATCATGTAGGAGCGACTACCACTACCTCGCTTGCCTGGTCGGCGGTTCATGTACTGGGATCGTTCGGCAACGTCCGTCTCAATCGTCTTGTCGCGGTGGTTGACGACCAGTGCCTTGTCTTCGATGGCGGTGTACCAAGGCTTCGTCTTGTCGTTGGAATCCTGATTGACTCCCAACACGTCCTTCAAGTAGTTGTCGATGCCTTCCTTGCCGTACTTGGGCATGTCATAAGGCACCACGATGAACTTGCCACCAGCGTAGCCGCCGTAGCTACCATCGTCTCGCTTGTGAGTCGTCTGCAGTTCATAGACGCGATAGATGTCAGCCTGGGCAGCTTCCTTGCCACCCAGAAGCTGCACTTCCGTCAGCAAGGCGCGCCGCACGATCTGTCGCACCTCGCCCAGCGTCAACTTCATTCGCTTAAGTACCTCACTTGAGGCGTTTGACGATGATGCTGATGTCTTCCCAGGCCTGCCTGACCCTGGTCGATACGTGCTCTGCCATCGCTCGGGCAAAGCCAGCATCCTTGTTGACTCCGACACGAACGAAGCCTTCGATCTTCTTGGGCGGGGGCTTGCCGTCAACGCCCACCAGCTTGGCCCAAACGATAATTTCGTCGAGGCCCTCGGTTCGGCGCTTCTTGCCGCTGGGACCGAACTCAATTCGTCGAGTGATGACCCCCGTGATCGACCGTGGCGGGCCACCGTAACCCTGCGTCACCAGGCGGTTGATGTGAGGCCCCATCCCACGGGTGATGATGCGATTGGTGACCCGTCCATACGGGTGCGGTGCTGTGGCCTCGCCGCCGGTGCCTTCAATGATCCTCGGCATTACACCCTCGTGCGCTGGAAGACTGCGTCCATCGACGGCGTCGCGGTGTCATCGAACAGGTTGAACCGGGCAACCTCAGTCACGTTGTCTTCTTTGTAGAAGACCATCTGATTGCCCACGATGTGCCACCGACCGAAGCTGATGTCGTAGAGCTGAGCCAAGGTGCCAGACATCATCGTCAGCATCCGCAGGGTGTCATCGACCTTCGGGTTGTTCTCCTCGACGTTGTACTGCTCCACGGCGTACGACTTGTCGGCGAATGCGGTGCCCGTGTCCCACATGATCTGCCCACGGAAGTCAGCAGGAAAAGTCACATAGGCGGCATACAGTCCACTACCCGACTCCAACTGGTAAACACCTGCCGTGGTCCTGGGGGCAATGACCGACCCCGACACGTCCATCAGGGTGTAGCCCACCCCGGTCGAGCCGGTGGCATTGGCCCGATTCTTGCCGAAGTTGGCGTTACGCAGCTGGTCGAGCATTCAAGTCCAATTTACCGCAAGGTCAGCGTCATGGTATCCGAGGTCGATCATCCGACGCACATCCGCTGGGTCAAACTCCAGCGAGTTCTTAACTAGGTCATTCTCGGGCATCACGACCCGGACAGTGACCTTCTTGTACTTCGGGTTGATCTCCGCCAGTTCATTCTTCAAGCCGCACTGTTCGATGTCGTTGCGGATGATCTGCGCTGACATCAAGTCCAGCATCCTGACGACGAGGTCAGGCACTGCCGACGCGTTCTCAGCGTCAAAGTCAGTGTTCTTGAAGTTGGAGCACATCACCACGTCGATCTCTGTCGCTCCCATCCTGATGGCCTGACCCAGGGGAGTGACGTGACGAATGCCGCCATCGCTCCACCACTTGCCTTCGATCTTGATTGGGTTCAAGAAGACGGGATAGCTGGCAGAGGCGAGGACCCAGTCGATGAAGTTTGGTTCAGTCTCCCGTGCATAGCGTTCTTCACCCGTGTCCAGGCACACCGCGCCGACGGCCAACTGCCGTCCGTTGGATGCGATCTTTTCCAGGTGCATGTTGCTCTTGACGAGGTCGATCAGGGGTGATGAGTTGAAGACTGACTTCAACCACAGTGCATGGAGGCGGCCGAACGGGAACCAACGCTTGTAGATTGCCGCGGTGTTGACCTTCGACAACCAGAAGTCTTCCAAGAACTTGATGGCAACTTCGGGGTGACCGAAGGGCGTCAGTGCTAGACCGGCTACGTTGAGAGAGCCCACCGACACGCCGCACATGATGTCGTAGTCGAGACCCTGATCGCCCATCCAGCGCTTCAAGACACCGACCTGATAAGCTCCCTTGACTGCACCCCCTGAAAGCACCAAGGCCCGCATCGACACCTCCTAGATCGTAGGTAGGCGTCGGCGGGCCTCTTCGCGCTCGGGCGAGCGCTACTTTCAGTGCGGCACAGCGAGGACTCTGACGGGGGCGTTTGACCCACCGGTCATCATCCATTGGAGCCATGTCGTCAGACCACCTCCTGGCGTGTACCGACCTTCGACACACGCCTTGGTGTTGTCGCTGAAGCCTTCGCTGGCTGCGGGCGTCAGGAACACGCCTCCAGGCAGTAGGCCCGGCATCGCATAGACTGCACTGCCCCAGTAACCACCTCGCGGATTCAGAATGAAGCCCACGTTCTGGCCGTCGCTTGATGCGTTGAGCAAGTGGATGCGATAGAGCACGCCGATGTTGCCGTGGAGCGTCATCGGGGTCCCATCCGTTGCGTCAACTCCCACTGCTGCCGGATCGGAAGCTGAATCGCTGTTGAGCGGAAACTGTTGAATACCATCAATGGTGTCGATGGCGAAGCCCGCCTGGGTGTCGTAGATCTTGTCCGCATTCGGGAAGGTACCTCGGTCATGGACGTCACGCGCCAACACTGACAGGCCCGGACACACCGTCAGCGGATTATCATTCTGATCAAGGGCACAGATCGTTGTCTTGTACGACTGAGTCATGCTGATGTCGTAGATGCCGTGCATCAGGTAACCCGGGTTGAACAGCTGCTCGAAGTTCGCTGAGTCGAGTCGGACCGTCGCTCCTGCTGCAACGCTGACGCCGGTGCCCGCGGTCGACTGTTCCCAACGCTGGAAGGCGAGCTTGCCCACGGTGACGAACGACGTCGATGGACCCGCTAGACCCTTCTTTTGAATCGTCAGCGTGCCGGTGCTCGTACCCGTGTTCTTGATCAGGATCGCCAGCTTCATCTTGCCGCTGGCTTTGCCATTGACGTGGTAGACCCACATCCGATTGTACGTGGTGCCGCTGGTCGCTGGGAACGAGTCCTCGTACAGCTTACCCCGCGTCGGCACCGTCTCGGGAGAATCAGAGAAGATCAGGCTGCCACCCGCCCACGTCTGTGTCATCGGGATCTCCGGACACGCCAGGGGATCAACACCAGACAAGTTCAGGACGTCGCCCTGCGACGCCGCCGTCAGGTCGGTGTCAAGTTGGGCCGGCGTCGGGCAAGTGACCAGCGCCTGCTGAACTTGTCCATTGCCTCCCCCGCCTGATTCAGAGTTGGCGCCCGCGCACGATGCAACAAGCACGACAGTAGCTAGCAGAGACCACAGTTTCTTCATCATTGAGAGTCCTCCTGAGGGGTTGAATTTTATCACGATGAGCCGGTAACGTACAAGACATCTTCCCAGACGTTCAACCGAGCTCGAATGGTCGTCTGCGTGCCTTGCTGAGACTGAGCGGTGATGCGAACGTAAGTCTTTTCCTGAAGGGGCATCGACCGAAACCGCCGAGTGAAATTGAGCAGTGATCCTGATGCGATGCCGACCAAGTTCTCTAGGTCAAAGATCACGGGATCGACCTGGTTGCCGTTGACCCACTGTTGGCCTTTCAACCTCATCAACGCATCGTCGCTGGACGTTACGTCCCACTCAATGACTTCGGCTTTCGATCCAGACGGCACGTAGTGGTGACACAGAAATGCGTCTGTCGTCGAGACGCCGATGCTGCAGATTTCACCCAAGCCATTCGATCCAGTGCACAGCGTGATCTTGCCCGCAGCAGCAGTGCCCCTGATGACCTCAAACTTCTCTACGAACCGGATGTCAGTGGCGACCGTGGCGACTGTGTTAGTACCGTTGAGGGCGATGTCTTCGACTTTCCTCTGGTAGTTCGAATTGAGGAACGTCAGCCTAACAACTTTCGCACCGCTGCCTGCCGGGTTGGTGTCGTTAGCGCTGGTTGACTTGACGCCTCGTTGACCTTGCGACGATTGTTCGAAGTAACCGTTGTTCGACACCAACAGTTCGGTGCTACCCGTCGTGGTCATGTTTCCCAACCTGAAGACCCAACGAGGATCACCGTCCTGGTACAGGTTGATCGCCAGGTTCATGGACGCCATGTAGTTCGACTCAAAGTCGTACAAGTACGCGTCATTGAGCTCTCGCGTCTCCGGGTCGCCCGAATCGGGATCGATGAAATTGGGAAATGAAGCGCTGTAGATGTTGCTGCGGTACAACACTCGCCCATCAAGTCCAAAGATCTGGTACTGATTGTAGTTTCCCAGATCCTGAACGTACTGAAGCGATAGTGACTTGCGGTCGGCCAGCACTTTCAGTGCCGGCCACGACACGTACACAGTCAACGCTGAATTGCTCAGTGAAAGGCTCATGCATCCTCCAGGGTGCCGCCAGCAATGGCGGTAGCATTGACCTTTACGTTACCGAGGTTCTTTACGATTACGTAGACCTGTGAACCTGCGGCAAAGAACTCAGAAGGATCTAGATTGATGGTGACTGTGTTACCGTTGGAGCTGTAGAGGCGGTGTCGAATGTCAAACTGGTCTTCTTGGCGCACGGTATCCCAATAGACGGTGCCCGTCTTGTTGGCGCTGTCTTGCATCTGCAAAGTGATCGTAGAGATTGACGTCAAGTCAAATCCCGTGCCGGTCGTTGATGTCGGATTCTCTAGGTCCGCCGTCAACGTTGTCCAACTACCTGACTGTAGCACCGAGCTCGGCAAGAGTGCCGACAGTGAGTAAGTACGCGTGGGCGTACCTGACGCAAGGACCAGGCTGATCGTTCGTGTCACACCCGTAGTACTGTCATTGAAGAAACGAACACGCAGGTAGCGATAACCGGAGAGATCAATCGTCGGGTTGAACGTCTGTCGGCGTTGCAGTGCCGTCGCACTACTGGCGTAGATCCAACGAAATGAACCTGTACCCGTGTATGCCTGGACAGTTGACAGGTCGGGGCTCGGAGCGGTGAAGGTTCCTGCGACCGCCGCCCACGCCTGAACGGATGCCGAATTTTCCATGTCACCATTGAGGATCATCGACGTGCTACCGGTCATGTGCCCCGCCAGCGTCCCCCGCAGAGTGCCTCCCTCGCCACCAACATAGAAGTACTGTGCCAAGAACGAGCTCGTCGTAGGTACAGTGTAATCGAGGTAGGAAGCCGTTGCTGCTGCCAGACCTCCATCTAGTCGAATCGATTGTCGAACACCCGCAGTCGTGGGTGAGACTCGAATTCGACCGGACGCATCGATCTGAACGTACTGAACCAACCCATTGTCGTCAATGCCGGCAATGGGAACAGGCGGTTCATCGAGCAGATTGCCGGCCGCGGTCTGGCCTTCGATGGCGTTGCCCGCTGCGTGACCCACCCATGAGGCGTTGACGCCAGCAAACGATGGACTGGCTCCAGTAACGTGCCACCGGATCTTGAAGGTGTCCGTCAGGGTGTCGACCAACTGCAAAACATCAACTCGGTTGCTGCCGGTGATGATCGAACCGGTGATCATCTGACCAACGACGGTCGTCTGATCGATCGGGTCAACCTCTTCAATAAAGAACTGCAGCGTGGGAGACGTGCCGCCGATGGAACCTGACGCATTGACGATCAGATACCATTCGCTCCAGCCCTGCCACGTCAGCACCGCATAGCCGTCAGATGTGACTGTAGCGCCGCTGAGGATCGTTCGGCGGCCGCCCGTAGGTTCGGCCGAGAAAGGTTTAGTGACTGAACCACTGACCAGATTGACGGCGGCCGTCAGAGCGACTGAACCAGTCACCGCGACAGATCCGGTAACCGCGATAGAACCCGATGACGTGAAGGTCACTTGGTTCGTGATAGAAACAGACCCGGTGATCGTCTGTACGGGCGGGAAGTTGGTGATCCCAACGCTACCCGTCACACCAACAGATCCGGTGATCTGAGGAATGCCTTGCACCGTCACCGGGAAGGAACCTGTCGTAGTGACGAAGACAGTGCCGCTGACGTTCTGAGTCGCCGGGAAATTGTTGACGCCGACGGTGCCGGTTACAGCTTGAGGACCCTGGGTGTAGACAGCGACTGAACCAGACACCGCGACAGTGCCCGAGATCAACTGAGGACCCTGCGTATAGGTTGCTACCGACCCGGCGATAGTAACGCTACCTGAGACGGCCTGTGGGCCCTGGGTGTAGACCGCGACGCTACCGCTGACAGCCTGGACACCGGTGTCGTATACTTTGACCGGCGACGTGACTGTCACGGGCACGTTGTTGGTGACCTCCACCGAACCAGTGACCGGCAGTGAGCCTGTCGTCGTCACCGTGATCGATTCGGGGAAGGTGATGCCGTCGATGCCGACGCTGCCGGTGACGCGTTGAATGGTCGGAAAATTGGTGACGCCGATCGAGCCCGTAACTCCAACGGTGCCTGACACGTAAGCCGGATTGCCCGGCACTGCAAAGGTGCTGCCGCTGATGTCGAACAGGATGGCTGCAGGACTACGAGAGCTCATGCCAACGACCTCGACCGGAACAGTTCAAACGCACCCGAGTAGGTAATGGTGTCCGTCACCCGCTCGATGACGGAGATGCCATCGCTGCCAAACATCTTCCATGTCTCTTCCGTCGGAAATGTACCCATGCTGCGCGTCACCTCGAGCTGCACGATCTTCTTCAATTTTGCAGGCGACTCCCACCAGATTTCCAGAGTAGGAAAAGGATCTGCGGTCGGCAACGTTTCCTTGTAACAACCATTGGTGAAACCGAGCGCCGGTCCGTCATCAATGAAGTGGATGAGTTGCCGCAGCGTCTGGTGGTCGTTGAACGAAATGCCCGATGAAGACGACAGCGTCCTGACGACGCCTTCTTCATAGAACTGAAAGCCCGAACCCGAGACATAGGTGATCTCGCCGTTCTTCGCCGGTGATTCAGAGCCCGAAATGAGGAGAAGACTTTCTTCTTCTCGCTCACCAGGAAAGTAGTCGGGTGTCCTGGGCATGCCAGGCCATAACTAGGCCGCGCTGGCCTTGGACTTCCTTCGCTTCTTGTCGGGAGGTGACGGTTCAGGCTTCTCGGTCTCAGCCACCTGCGGATCCGCGCCAACGGGGCGCTCCTTGGGATTCGGATTCTTCTCCCACTCCTCATGAGAGGACAGTTTGGTCCGCTCCTCATCATAGAGCCGCTTCAGGCTAGCGACAGCCTGCTTCATCGCCTCAGCTGCTCCCTTGGCCTGGAGGCGTTTGGCTTCGGTGTCGTTGTACAGCTGCCGCATCAGGTCGATGCAACGGTTGATGTAGACCTTGCCGTACTCCGCTTCTTTCAACGGAATCTTGGACTCCTGCAGCTCTTTGAGCATCTGCTGCTGGTAGTTCTCAAGCGTCTTGCCCGCCATGCCGAAGGCGACCTTCATCGCCTCCAGGTTACGGGCTTCAGACTCGTACGTTTCGCTGAGGTCTTCGACCTTGCCACCGGCAGCAAATACTGCGCTGGTGCGGCCTGCCTGATAATCACTCATACGTTTATTGTATGGCGATCAGCAGGCCGCGTAACCAGTATCAGTAGATGACCATGGCGATCTGCGAACCAGACCGCAACTTGTACGGGAACTTGAGGTCGCCCGTCGATGCTGCGGTGCCCGGGTAGACGTCGTTGGGATCGCCCACCGAAGCGCCCGGCAACAGCAGGATGCCGTTGAGGTAGATCTCGAGGTCCTTCTTGAAGTCGCGACCGACGTAGCTGCCCAACTGTGCATCCAGGTTGGTCGGGAAGGTGATGTTGACGTCTGCCAACGTACCGACCGTGACGCCTGCGTTGAAGCGGTTGTGACGAACCGAGCTGCTGAGCGACTGCGACAGGATGTGCAGCGCACCGAGCAGTGAAGTCGCATTGCCGAAGTCAGACGAGAAGTTGTTCCACTCCAACGTTGCCGTGGCAAACGGGATCTGACCGCCGAGGTAGGTCGAGGTGTCACCGAAGACATCGCTGAACTTCAGCAGCTGACCGCCCTTCAGCGACAGCGAGGTACCCGTCAGGGTGTTGATGGTGCCGGACACGACGCCGAGCTGGATCTCTGAGAGACCCGTGGCGACGCGAACGCCGTCAGTGAACTGCGCCGGCGTGGCGGTGTTGAAGGACAAGTTGTCGACCGCAACTGCCAGCGAATCGCCGGAGTCGGACGACGTCAGCTTCCACAGTTCCTTGGTGCCGGAGAGGAAGGTCCAGGAGAAGCCTGCCGCGATGCGGATGGCGATGCTCTGGTCCATTGACACTTGGCCGACCTGGTTGTCGATCGCCCGATCGAGGGTGATGTCAGCCAGCGTGGCGAACGAGCCCGAGAAGGTCTCGGCCACGTCGAGGAAGACGGAGTTGCTGAAGTATGCATCCTCAGGGATGTCATCAAGTGCCGTCCTACGCGGGTAGGAGTACATGATGGTCCGGCCGCCGATGGGACCCGCGGGGGTCGCCACGAATGAAGCGGTGCCGTTGAGGATCGTCTCTTCGACGAACGAGATCTGAGTACGGTGAATGACGTCGTCGAAGGAATCACCCGACAGGGTGCCTGATTCGACCTGGATCAAACCGTAGATGTCGCGGCCCGGCGAGCCGGTCAGGTGGAGACCCGTCCACGCGTCGCGGACAATGACGAGGTTCTTCGGAGTCAACACCGTTGAACCGGAAACTTGCGCCATCGAGTGGCTGCCGTAGACGCCTTCGCCATCGCCTGGACCGAGGAGCGCGACGACTGAACCCGTCTGCAGCGTGATGCCGACTGCGGCGAAGTTCGCGGGCGCGGTGCCCAGCGAAGTGCTCAGCAGCGCAAAGTTCGAGCCCGTCGCCACGTTGACGAGGTTGAGGTTCTGCCGACGGAAGAGGAACCGCTTCTGCTCGAGGTCGGACAGGTCGAGGTTGATGGTGTTCAGACCACGCGCCGAGTTGGAACCCGACGGAGCGGTGATGCCATCGTACCAGGAACCCGACACGCCGGCCCACAGGATCCTGCGGATCTGCGACCTGATGGCGTTGAGGTCTGCCTCCAGGTTGGAAGCAGTCGTCTGCAACGTGGAGCCTGCGACAAGCGTATCGTCGTAGTTCTCCGTATTGAAGATCTGGGTGGGCTGTGAAACGAATGTGCGGGCCATTGGTGTCTACCTCTGAGCGGGCCGGTTTCCCGCGCGGTCATAAGTATTCGCGTTCGTACCGAATTCGCTCAGTACGGGTACGTCGCTCTCATGTTCGAACCGCTGCGATAGTTGTAGTTGACGTGGACGATGTTGCCTGACACCAGGTTGTAGTCACTGTCGGTGCCTTGTTCCTGGAGGACGCCGTTGATGAAAAACATCAAGGCTGCTGCAGGCGATGGTGCGAAAGCTAGCACGAAGTCCTTGTTGGCGCCGTCTCGCACTCCCGAGGGGAGTTCCATCCACTGGGTGATGGTGCCGGCCGAGGCTGAGACGATCAGCTCGGTTCCAGTGTCGACGATGTTGATGCCCGGACCGGCCTTCAGCCTTCGAGCGTTGGGCGGTACTGCGCCGGCGACGCCCGACGCGATGACGAACGGAGTCGTGTTGACATAGGAGTCGAGCTCGGCGTGGGTGACTGACCCCGAGTTCTCTAGCTCCTGATGGTCTGTTACGACTCTGAGCGCCGTCATCTACTGCCCTGCCCGTCCTCGGTGAAATATACCGCCCGGCACCGGGCCGGGGCGCCGTCCCGGCTACGACTCGTGATAAGTAGGTCCCGGTCCCCTACAGGAACTCTGCGAAAGAAAGCAAGGTTGGCCTTGGTCAGGCCGTCACGGGTTTTTCTTGTGGTCACGGGTGGGCCTCAAGGAAGGACCTTGAAGACCTCAAAGTGCATGCCGTCCGGCCTGCCCTTGAACCAGCCTCCCCAATAGAAGCCGTGGTCGTAGGCGATCTGGACGAGTTCTCGAACAGAGCCTTTCTTGCCCTTCAACGCCGGTTGGGCGCCGAGGCCGTTCCAGGGCACGTTGATGTCGAAGGCCGTCGCCCAAGCGTGGTTCGACAGCACCGCCCGCGAACCGCGGATGAACCGCGGTGCCCAAGAGCCCGCCCAGGACAACACCTTGTCCCGGTGTCCCGCAGCTTCCCAAGCAGCAAAGGTGTCCTGCAGCTGCTTCGCCGCCAACTTGTGAAACGGCACGTTGCAGGTGGTGGGTGCGCCTTGCACGCCCTTCAGCTGCGGCACGTTGACCTGCATGATGTTGGAGGCGGCCCAGTTGTCAGTGATGATGATCGCCTCCGGGTTGGCCGTCGACCCCGCAGGTCGGTAGGCGAAGTTGCCGAAGATGCCTCCCCGCAGCGCGGGTGACAGCGGTCCCTCCGCCGGCGTGGGTGGCCAGTTGGGGCTCGAGTCATCATCGACCCTGTCGTCCCACAGCGGGTCGAAACCCATCGTCATCGCCCGGCCCATCGTCTTGGGACCGACAACGCCGTCGACATCGCGCCCGGTGAAACCGTAGCTACGTTG